ATGTAGAGTTTGGGAATTTTTGGGGAAATACTAGTTTTAGAATTATGACACCAGTTTCTCCAAGTGAGATTAAAAGAATTAAATCTGATAAAAATAGAGAAGAGTATGTTCACACATGTTTATCTGAATCTACATTTGAAAAGACTTTAAAAGAAAAGACACCGAAATCCTCTAAATCTTCTAGATCTGGACATTCTAAGGGTAAAAAAGGTAAGAAGTATTACGGGAAGAAGAAAAAACATTATGGAAAGAAGAAGAAATAAAAATTGATAAAATAAATACTTCATAATATAATATTACATATATACCATGGAAAAAATAAACCCTTTTGTTAAGGCAATAAACGATGCCATTGAACTTTCAAAAGCGGAAACGAAAGAATTATTGAGCGGAACCGGTATGGTATGGGCTAATGGTGATGGAATAACAATTGTCCTTGATCATACCACCAACGCAATTGAAAAGTGTACTCCAGAAATTGTCAAAATTATTAAAACATTCAGGATAAAATTGTTTGATTTTTTTGAGAAGTTTGGTTACACTATTGCGTTTCCAGTTGATGTCCTTGCAAGTATATATGCTCACCAAGACATTGAACTACATTGTGATGAAGGAATAAACATCAAATGTACTTGAACTTTTTCATCAAGTGACAACTCCAAAATTCACTCAGTTGAAATTTATTTTATGGTAAAGTGGTTTACAGATGGTAAACCATTTGCTTCTCTTGTATTGAGGAATGATTCTAGTGCTTCTATAAACAAAATTATTTATGGAAACAAAATAAGTGTAAACATGAAGAAGATAATTGATTCATTCAAAATTTTGTGTGATAATGTTGATCTCAAGATTCTTACAAAGAACAAGAAATATTGGTGGTAATTCATGTTATTTATAATTATCAACTTATTTGTGAAGATTTGATTCATCTTTATAAAATAAGTTCTTCCACATTTCATGACACTTCAAAATGACATTTTTAGTGTACTCCATATCTTTATATTCACCATTAAATGCAAAACAGTTCTTTTCCTTACCACGAACTGTTTTGTAATGTTCAAACCACCTCTTCACAGCTCCCAAACAACCTGGTTTATAATATTCAACACTATCCAACGTATCAATATCATCACAATTCGGATCATTAATATTAATCGCAATAACCTTCCAATCCGTTTCCCCATCATCAATCAATGCAAGGATACCCAACACTTTTACCTTATAAACCATACCAACTTTTGCTTGATAATCACCAATATCAATAATATCCAATGGATCATTATCCCCATATTTCAATGTCTTATCACACAAAATATTCGGATCCTCCCACGTTTGCGGGATCGCCCCATAATTAAACAACATATCCCCATACAAATATTCACGCGGCTCTCCGTTAATTGTATCTTGTTTAATGGGATTATTTTTAATCTTCGTCTCAATTTCAAACTTCTTCCTCGTATACCTCGGTATCTCACAAATCATATTAACAGTTTCATCAATATTAATATGAGGAATATCATGCCATGGAGAAATATCAACGTTATCCATGGTAAAATAAAGACATTCCCCTCTTTTGTCAAGTACAAGTTTTTTAGAATATGATGTAAAAAGTTTTCGCCTACTCATTTTAATTATTCACTAATAAAAATAATTAATACTTTTTTAAGCTAATAACTCATTAAGTAATTAAAAACTAATGCACCAATACCCATATTGATAGCTCCAATATACGCTCTGGAAAACGCAGCACTGAACATTTTTGTTTTATACTCTCGAACAGCATCAAAAAAAGATAATTTATATGTATGATTGTTTATCTGATATTTGGTTTTCATAAAATCAAAAGGTTGAGTAGCAACACTTATCATAAAAGCATTTGAAGCATTAACCAAAAATTTTAAAACTTTATGATCCTCTTGATAATAATTATTTGATAAACAAACAACTGAACAAAAAACAGAATTACGAATCGCATTCCACCTAAAACCATTAAAAGCATTTTTCATTGTTATTACCGTTGATGTTTGACCATTCATTAACTTAATCTTCGCAACTTCAGCAGGAGTTTTAACAACTGTTTGGAAAAAACCAGCAACCAATCCAGAAACAGTATATTTTGCCATTTTATCTTTTATTTGTAGATTTTTATTACATACATCCTGTACACCGCTAATAAAAAGTGTATAAAAGTTAAATGATAATTATATATCCCATAAGAACATTATATTATTACCGTATAATGCTTTTCCCAGTTGCTCTCCTTATTCCCCTACGCGGATGAATTTGTTATAGATTGCCAAATCTTTTACTATAATAGTACACAAAGCCCAAGGTTTAAAAGGGACTGGCAAGTCCCTTTATGTATTATTATAGTTGATATCCATATTACCAGAATAAAAACTTTTAAGAAGAGGTTTTAATAAGAAAATGACCACAAAAAAACCAACTTTCACTAACAATGATTATATATAATCGCTACATTTTAAGTAATTTTGCAAAATTTAAAAATGATTTTTTTTATTACAAGTTGTTGATTTATTGTGGATATATTATATCAGAAAAAAATCTTACATCGATTTCTAGAATATCCACCTTTTATTGAAGAAGTTGACAAAATTAATGATTATATATTTGATTATATTTGTCATCTAAAAGGTGGCTTCTATATGATTCATGAAATTGACAGATTTATTTGTCTAGATCTATACATGTTTGTTGAATCACTCTAAATAATTTTTTTATAAAAAAAAAATATATGTAAAATTATAAATGAAAACAAAAGGAAGGCGTGTTTTGAAAAATGGAACAATTGGTGCATATGTTTATAATTCCAAAACTAAGAAGTGGAATTGGAGATTTATTGGTAGACAAAAAGGTGGTATGCAATCAGCCAGAAGAAGAAGTTGAAGCTCAAGCAAAAGTTACAGCTCATAATGCGGGAGTTGAAGCTCAACTTATGGCGAATAATTTAGCAAGACGAGCAAAAAATGCTAGGGGTACAGAATTCAACCATCGATCAGCATATCAAAAAGAAAGAGATGCTCTTCTCGATTATTTAGATGATAAAATAAGAAGAACGTCGCGTTTAAGACCTAAAAGAAGAAAAAAATTCCAAAATATTGCTAACTATATTCGAAATTCAATTGAAGGAGAATTTGTAACACCTTTTGGTTTGGTTGTACCTGAGAATAATGTAACAAGACATAATGTCGAAGTTTTGGAAAAAGCATATATAGATATTGACAATATATTAAGTCAAGGAACAAAAAATAATCCACGACGTTTTAAAAATTTAACAAATAAATTTGTTAAACATAGAGCACAAAGAAAAATAAATAATAGAAGAATTAACAGACAAGCACAAGAAATAGTCGAAGGAGTAGTAAGAAATGCAAACGCAAGAGGTTAATCTTTCTTCATTTTCTGGAGGAATTTTATATCAGCTCCAAGTTTATTGTATTTAGTTTTATTGGATTTATTCAAAATTCTAATATAGTTAATCTTTCTAATAACTGTTCCCAATCCGTAAGCCTTAACCGCACGCTTCAACGCTGTGTGTCTATTTTCAGCTTTTTCATCCAATTTATATCCAAGTTTAGTTAAAGATCTTTCTTTAGATTTTTTAATTTCAGGAAGGATCTTTGGACCCTTTCCGGGTTTACCTTTGTCTTTGATACATTTTGGGGGTACGTAGACGGCTTTAACCATTTTTCCATCGTTTCTGACGTAAGCTTTTCTGACATATCCAATGCGGCAGATTGAGTTTTTCTTACAATTACAGTTAGGCATTTATATTTTACTGTCAGATAAAAATCTGACCTATATAATATATGAACAACACTGTTTTAGTTTCCCTTATGATAATATTTGTTGTTGCATTACTTCTCGTTATGCAAAATAAAAATAAGAAATTAATCAACGAAACTTACGGAGTTTACTGTCCAGACTGTAACAGAAACAATTGGATGGGTGAAAGCGACTGCTACAATTGCTCAAACTGCGGTTGGTGTATAGATCCAAACGGCAATGGGTCTTGTGGAATTGGTAGTGCAAGTGGACCTTTATTCAAAGATTGTAGAAGCTGGTACTATAATGGTCGCTGTATGTGGGGTCCAGATTGTGGAACAACTGGTCCTATCTACTATGACAACTATTACTGGAATACCCCATGGTACACAAACTGGTGGTGGTGGGGATGGGGTGGAAGACCTTACGAAAGAGATTATCATCATTATTATAAACCACATAAGAGGAGACGACACAGAGGTAGAAGCCCCAGACGTGGAGGCAGAGGCAGAAGTCCCAGACGTGGAGGCGGAGGAAGAAGTCCCAGACGTGGTGGTGGAGGTAGAAGTCCCAGACGTGGTGGTGGAGGTAGAAGTCCCAGACGTGGCGGAGGTAGACGTGGTGGAGGCAGAGGTGGAAGAAGATAAAAAGTGATTTTAATTTTTTCAAATATTATTATTGTTAATCATGTAAACAAATATGATTAATTGTACGCAATTATCGAATACAGAGATGACACCCTTTTTTTTTATTGTTATTTCGATTACGTATCCTTTTTTGATTCCATTTACAAGTATTGTTTTGATCAATAGAGGGAATGAAAGATACAGACTTATTTTCAGTGAAATACTAAAATTTATGTCTTTTAGAAATCTAGTTGATTATGGTAATTTTCTTAGATTAAATTGTGATATTGAAAGTTCGTGTAGATTTAGTATATTTCACTTTATTGGTGAAAGTTTATTTATGTTTTATTTTTGTTTATATCCCAACTTTGTAAATAAGTGGGACAAATATACAAAGAATGAACGTCTAGCAATTGTTTTGACACCTTTTATCCTTGGAATTTATCTAGTAACAGTTATTTCTTACAATTGTTATGCTGAACACTAGCACTTTGTGCTGAACACTAGCACTTTGTGCTGAAAAAAAGTGAAAAAAAAAAATTATAACATTTAAAACAAGAGTGTATTAAACATGAGCAAAAGTGAAAAATCTCAAACATTTATATATGTCGATGAATTTACTAATGAAACAGTAACCATGGATAAGTATTTTTACACTCAACCTGAAAGGGATTTCGAGGGTGAGAAAAGGTCACGTGATTTGCGAACTATTCTTATTAGCTTTGTTTCAGATCCAGAATATTTAGAAGATACTTACAATTTTTTTTTGACAAGGAATTGTGCTGCCAATAGTTTTATTAGAGAATTTGATATGATTAAATTGAAGAAACAAAAGAAGCTAAAACTCAAAGAGGATTACAATTATGCCAAAAAAATGTTGGAAGACACCGATCATAGTAAATTAAAAGAATATCTCAAAAAGGACAAATCTGATCTTTCCAATAGAGAACGAAAAATTATTAATGGTTATTATCGTAGCAAATTTATGGTTCAAAGATTGGAATATTATGACAGATATATTATGGATGGGACAATTGGTTTGAATGCTTAAAAATTATCCTATACATTTATAATATGAATAAATTAAATTTCGAACTTATAGAAATGCCCGACGACAAATATTTTGTTAGATTAGAACAAAATATTATGAGTTATTATGATCTTGTTTACAACCTTGTATATATAAGAAAAGTGAAAGATAAATCTTGCTTAGAAATTAAATTCACCAATAGTTACAACAAAATGAACGAATTTTTATATTTATACAAAACAACTATGAACAACCTGGTTGAATTTTTAGGATCACTCAAAAATCAAATAATTATTAATCCCGTTGATGATCTCAATTTCGAAGAAACAGCTTTCGAACAAAAAACAGATGAATTACCATTAATGCCTGAAGATGGTGATATAGAATCCCCAGCAGAAGGCGGCTTTTATTGCGGTATTGATGAGAATTAAATCTTTATTAAAATATAAATGAGTATAAATTTTCCAGAATGCCGTTTAGCGAAAAATGGTAACAAATATGTTATCATTAATGGATGTAAAAAAAGATTATAATTTAATATCAGGAGTGGGATTCGAACCCACGCGTGTATACACAAATGCGGTCTAAACACATTCCCTTCGACCACTCGGGCATCCTGATACTTCAGTAAACGTTTTTGATCAAAAACTTTTTCTGAAAAAGTTTTACATGGAGTGGGATTCGAACCCACGTGTGCAACGCAAACACGACCTTAACGTGTCCCCTTCGACCACTCGGGCATCCATGTTTCAACACATTTATATGTAAATATCTTTTTAAGTACTTTTAGACTTTGGCTTCCTATTATTATTAAAATATTTAAGGGTATTTTTTTAAAAAAGTATATGTATGATTATAAAGATATTTCAGTAGATCGACGGGGTGCTACATTAGGTAGTAATATGACGACAAAAGATTTAATAGATGAAGTTGAAATAGGTGAATGTTATAAAGTAAGTATAAAAGGTTTTCAAAAAGTTAATGATAATAGTTGGAGATGTATAATACCAAGACGTTGGAGTAATAATTCTAAGGGGAACTCTAGAGTGGCTAATATTCTTGGTGATTCACAATATTTAGTATTGGATAATGATATTGAAATTCCTGTCGCGGATAGTAGTTATTTGTGGTATTATGGAGTCAAATTATTGGATGAAGGTGAAACCATATGTTTTGAAACTGATTGTGATAGATTACCTTTGTTTAGGATGGAAATAGGTTTTAATTATATTTCTGAGTATATTATGAAAATTGGTGGTGGTGTTTATTTGGAAAAACATGAACGTCCACATCTTTATATATGTGCCAATGAGAAGTCAAGTGGATATTTGTGTTTGGGTAAAGAATGTTCTGAGGGAATATCTGTTTCCGCGTTCAGGGTACCTTTTGGAAAAATTTTGTATGTTCCGGATAATGTTATTCATAATGACTGTTTTTTAATAGGTGAATATAAAGTTATTTATTCAAAAACAAAAAAATATAACACGCTATTACTTGTTAATAATAATAAAGATCCAATAAATGTAACTATAAAAAATTGATATAAAAATTTTGTAGTTTTATTTATTCAAAATAATAATTATGCCATTTACCGATGGACATGTTTTTTTTATGGCGTCTGGAAACAGACGTTCTGGGAAGGGTAGACGCCCCAAGCCGAAGAAGAAGCCGATGAAGTTTGAGAAGAAGAAGCGACGCGGAAACCCGCACAGTTCTGATCGAGAGCAGAAGATGAAGGCTTTTGCTTCTTTGGAGGAGGGTTTGACTGATGATGATGTGGGTGTGAAGGAGTGCCACTTTTGTGGCGTTCCCGAGCATTTGCACACCGAGTGTCTCAAGTGTGACAACATGATGTGTGGTGACGAGGATGGATCCATCTGCTGGATGTGCACTGCTGAGTATATCAAGTGTGGTGGATCCCTCTACAATCACGATTATTGCGCATGTGGAGACGACGTTTCCACACAGGAGGATTATATGGAGAACTATTCGAAGTGTTGTCCTGACTGTGGTGACTCCATTGACAGCATTGGTCACGATTATTGTGACCACTGTGGTGAGGGATTTTGCCACTCCTCTGACAAGGAGAGGCATTACTTCTACGAGATGGAGCTTCACGACGAGCAGATGAATCGTTTTTGGGGTGACCGGTTGTAATTAACAAACTTTTCAGAATTTAATCGTTCTGGAATTTTATAAAATTTCTCTTATTACATTATAATGGTTAATACTATCAAAGAATTAGCAGATGAAATTAATAAGGTTTATGATGGAACTGATGTACTTATTACAATAGAAAATATTGTAAAAAGTTATAACGGTGTTGATTGGAAAGATTATGTAACAGATGGTGATAAACCTTACATTAAAAATCTAGTTTATGAAAATGAAAACTACGAAATTTTCGTTGTAAGTTGGATGCCACACCGACATTCAACAATCCATGACCATGCAGAAAATGGTTGTATTTTTAAAGTATTAAAAGGTACACTTACTGAAGAAAGATATCAACCAAAAACAATTAAATATATGGGAAAAAATATTTATGGAACTAATGGCGTTTCATACATTATAAACAATATAAGTTTACACAGAGTTATAAATTATTGCGATAATGTCGCTGTTTCACTACATATATACTCTCCACCAAGATATCAGATAAAATCTTTTTAGGTTAAGAACCTAATGGTGGAAAGTCATAATGATTGTTAATATCAACAATAGGCTTTGTTTCCTTTTTTTTGGAAGATTCCTTGAATAACTTCATTGCGTTCTTAATGGGATTCGGTAGGGAATTGAAAACATTTTTCTTCCTACAACAAGGACATCTGTTCTCAGTCATAATCAAAATACACTTTAAACAAATTGGATGACCACATTTTGTCCTTGCTACCCACACTTTTTCAAAACAAACAGGGCATTCTTCTGTCTCCATAATTTTCTATAACTGTTACTAATTTATAGAAAATATTTATCATTTTTTATTTCTAACTAATTAATAGAGTAATGTTCAATTTCATTTTTAAAAAATTCATTGATAATCTTAACAAAAGTTCATTAGAAATGGTTGAAACTTTTAAAAAACAACGAATAACCGATACTAATTTTTATCAAAAACTAACTTTTATTCCCTCACAAAAAATCATTTTATACGTTTTAATAGCTATTATATTCATAACTGTATTCAGAAGTATAAAATTAAATGTATCAGCCATTCTTGGATTTCTTATTTTTTCACTTGTTATATACTTCCTAATCAACAAAGACCATTATGATAAAGAAATATTCATTACAGAAAACGATACTAAAATTAAATTTTTAACAGAAGTTATGTATGATACTGATCAATTTGAAATAATGTTCAGAGATAATCAAGTGTTTACTATTTTACCAAGAATGAAACAATTTTATCTCCATAAAAATGAACTTCTTGTTGAATTATTCTATAATTTAAGATCACTCTATTCTCTTTCTCCTAAAAATTATGTATCAGCATTGATTTATTCAAATTATGTTATTGCACTTGAACAAAATCTTGAAATTGGTGTAAATAATCCATTCGAAAATTTAAGAACAGCAAAATTTTACTACAAACAAGCGTTAAATGCATTTGAAAGTTTAATTCACTCAGTCGAAAAAAGCAATCTTAGAAATTTTGATCATGCAACTAAACTACTTCAATCAATTTTACTCAAAGTTCTAAATAATATGATAAATATTTGTAAAAACAAAAATAAAAAAGATGGATTAACAACCCAATCAATTCCAAATAATAACTTAGATAACTTCTTAAATGTTGAACCAGATAACACTCAAGATGTTCAATATATGCCCAATTATAATTACTTTTAATATTTGGCAATAATATATGAAAGTCAATTATATTTGTATCGGAACACAAAAATCTGGATCAACCTCACTCATAAATTATCTTAACCAACACCCAAACATATATTGTTTAAGAAAAGAACCACACTTTTTTGACAAACCAAAAGGAATAAAATTTAATAGACAAATGTATAGAAAATACCAAAGAAAATTTACAACAAGAAAGAAAAATTGTATTGTTGGAGAAAAAACACCATCATACTCATATTTACCTTTTGCGATAAATAGAATAAAACAATACAACAAGAATATGAAAATTATTTTCTTATTACGCGAACCAATATCAAGATTCATCAGTCAATATAAAATGGATTCCACAACAAGAGGACATAAATATTATGGCGTTCCTTTTGGTCAATTCATTAGAAATGAACTTACAGGAATTAATCCAAAACCAATGAGAAGAGGAGGTCATTATCTAATAAGGGGGTTTTATGATAAACAAATAAAACATCTTTTTAAAAAATTCCCCAAAAAGAACATTTATATTGGGATTTCAGAAGAAATCAGAAAAGATAAACAAAAATATTATAATCAAATTTTTACATTTTTAGGCAAAAATAATATAAAAATCAATATTAACAAAGATACAAGAATTGGAAGTAGTAAAAAAATACCAACAAAATATGCTAAAATATTATATAAAATTTATAAACCACATTTGGAAAATTTATATAAAATAATTGGTAAAAGAATTGAACCTTGGGAAAATTATTACAAGAGTTTAGTTGGTAATGCATAAGGAGGAACCTCATTACTTGCTTCGAAACCAGTTGATTTTGGTGCCGCATAATATGCTAACATATCGTTTGGAATATATTCACCTGTTTTAGAAAATTGCCTAAACATTTTCTCAGACATATTTCCAATCGGATATGATTGTGAAGGACCCCTTGACATCACAGTTGATCTCCAATCAGATGATCCACCACCCTTCTTAATTTCTAAGCGTGACTGCTTTTTTTTTTAGACACTTTTTTACTTGCTGTTCTCTTACTCTTGTTACTCTTGTTGCTCTTGTTGATCTTGCTATTAATTTTCTGCCATCTCTTAACACCTGTTTTAGTCTTAACAACCTTCCACATGTGTCCATCACCTCCCTTCTTTCTTTGTCCAAGCTTGTGTTTTGTTGCACTCTCTTCAGGGGATGGCATTTTCTTTCCTCGAGAATTCTTATGATGTTTACCACCACTCTGATTTAATGTTTCAGCCATACTTGTATCAAAAGAAGCCATAGACTGATCCAACTGATTGAATTTTGTAACAATAGAATCAATAGCACTGTTTAATCCAGAAACGATTCCTTTAACTGGTTGATCAGTAATTGATCCACCCTTTTTCTTCTTTTTTCTACCTCCAGTTTGTTGCATAGTTGAACCAACCCTGTCAGCAACATTCAACGGATCAGATGGCCCATAAGCAGTTGGGACACCCATCCCAGAATCAGCACGGTAACCCTGAGAACTCATATCAGCATTGTAATATCTTTGTGGCATTCCAGTTGCTCCCCAGTTTGTATCACCACCCTTCTGTTTCTTCTTCTTCTTAGTTGTTGTCTTCTTCTTAGTTGTTGTCTTCTTCTTAGTTGTTGTCTTCTTCTTAGTTGCGGTCTTCTTCTTGGTTGTGGTCTTCTTCTTCTTCTTTTTTCCTCCAGTTTGCTGCATTGTTAATTGAGCAGCACCCCTAGCAACCTTAAACGGAGCAAGGTTTCCAACTCCAGCATTCAACGGATCAGATGGGCCATATGCGGTTGGAACTCCCATACCAGAATCGGCTCTATATCCATCGAGGAGTTCTGGACTATAGAAATCCTGTGGCAAACCAGTTGCTCCCCAATTGGTATCTCCACCTTTTTGTTTCTTAGGTCCCTTAGGACGAGGATGTTTGTTCTTTAATCTCTTATCTTTTCTCATTTTGATAAATGATTTAGCTAAGGTTAATTGGCGTTTCAATTTCTCATCCATAACAAATTTATTTCCTCTAAATGTGAATTTATCGCCATTTTTAACTTTAACTAATCTTTCAATTGTGGAATTTCTGAATTTGTATGTCAAAGGAACCTTCAAATGTCTATGTAAACCTCCTTTTTCAACAACAATCTTCTTTCTTCCCATGTTGACAACTTCATTTTTCTTATGTTTTTTGTTCTTTTTACCACCACCAGTTGTGGCCCAACTAATTCCTAAATTATTATTAACAAATTTCTGACCATATGGCCTACTCAACATCTGAGTAGCTGTTGGACCAGTTGGTGGAGTATTACTTGATCCTTTTGGGATCATAACTTTGTCTCCAACCGCACTCTCATATTGTCCAACACCACCTCCGGTACTGTAATATTTTACGTAATCTGTACTTGGGCGGCAAACACCACATCCACTTCTAAAACCAGACTTCATTGTATATAATATACTACATATTTTTTTGTTTATAAAGAAAATAAAATTGATTTTTTTTTTATTTATCATAATTTTATGTTTATCGTTTGTTATGACTAGATTTAGTGAATCTATAAATATTATTTTGTTTTTCAAAAAACAAGAACAAACGTACAAATGTCTAATTTGTGACAGTGATAAATATGAAGAAATGAAATACCTATACGATAGCAAAAACATTCTTGTAACAACCGTAGATATGCTTTATGATACTCTGAAAAGTGAACGAAACTTTATCTATAAATACATCTTCTCAAATGAAGTTAAATGTATATACGGTGAAGAAGATTTTAAAGTATTAAAGAATTATATGATCGTTAATGATGATTATGAGAGAAATCTCAAAAATATTCACAATTATTTAACAACAAGTGACTTAAGTGAAAACGAAAAGTTGTTTTATCTTGTTATTTTCTATCAACTTCTTGATGGAAAAATGCTTTATGAAACAATTAACACAACAAATGATCTAAATAACTTTCTAAGTAAGAATGAAAAACTCGTTCATAATAAGTGTTGCTTCGAAACAGATATTATGAATACATACAAAACCCTCTATTCACCTCAAATTGAAGTAGTTTAAGAGATAGTTTATAATTTTATTTATGACGACATTTACCAAAAGATTTTATCACCCTGGTTTTAAATTGGCTAAAAAATTATGTTTGCCAAAATGTCCAATAGGTGAAAAAAGCATATATTTCAGACATGTATGGGGTAATAAGGTACAAGAACTACAATTGAAAGAGAAAACATCCAAACATTTTTATGATACAGATAAAATAAACTACTATTCTAATGAAATCTCCAAATTTTATAACAACGATGTAATGTTTATTCCAACTTCACACAACACTCCTATTACTACAGCATTAAAAAGCTTGAGAAAAATAGATGCTGATAAATTTATTAGGAATTTAGACCCATCAATCACCAACGAAGCAGGTATCTTTATAAATAATAGTGAAAATAGAAGTAAACTATATCATTTAATCAATCATTGTAGTAATAATCAAGAAATAAATATTATAGAAAGCGCCATTTACGGTATTTACTCCAATTTTGGGGACAGCATTTACATCGCAAACGATTATTTATCTGTTGATGACGATAAGATTATTCTCGCTAATTATCCAAATAAAGCATCCAGTAGAGAACTTGAAAGATGTAGAATTGCTGCTTATTCTTTATTAAATGGCAATTATCCAATTGTTTTAGATGAACATATTGATTTTGAAGGGGAAGCGAATATAAAATATATTCCGGCTATTATTCGAAAAAATGGGAATAAAGAACAATTGTGTTTTGGGTATAGTTCATCACGATCTTGTACAAAATCCATCAAAAATATCAATAAATATATTGGTAGAATGGGGTTACCACTTTTAAAGGAGATTTGTTTATATCCTAGGGAGGGATTGGAGAAGTATTTTTATCATTTTGATTGTATTTCTAATTTTTATACAGAAGGTGATACTCAATATTTTGATAGTGAGGAATCATTTTGGAAGAATTATAAAAAAAATGGTACAACGGTGGTAGAAATGAATGGTATTAAAAATGAAGAAGATACCAGACATATTTTAGATACAATTTTTGAGAATGTTATTAAGGTAAAAAAAGAAGATGATTTATTGTGTGCAAATATGATTATGCAAGAAGATGGAATCGTTGGTTCATCAAAATTGAGTAATATTGAGGAACTTGAAAGAGTTAACAAAGGATTCTTTTTTCCTCATCCATCTACTGGTGGAGGAGGCGCACATAAATGTTGTTCGAATGTTTTAATGAGAAACCGGTCCTTAACTATAACTGATTGGCGACATTTTCTTAAGGAATATGGTATGGAAAATAATGTTGATGAATTGTTCATTGAGGGTGTTGATGAGGAAATGGATAGATTGGGTTTTTGATTATAATTGGTTCTAATGAACATATCCCACTATAAATAAACGCGGTTCAAATTTATCGCCTAGAATTTCTTTAACTTTTTCTTTACATTCATTAATTTTATCTAAATCAATTGATGAAAAATATTTTCTGTTGTCTGGACAAAATTCTAGAACTTTTTGTCCAATCACATGGTTATATTCATAACCATTATAGTCTGAAGATGTAAATAATTCAACTCCGATTTTCATATCTTTTAATTTATTACCAAACGTATAATCATCATCTTCGGCAATAATATCTTTTCCAATTTTTACAACATATCTTTCATCATAATCTTGTAAATTCTGTTTCTTCATAATATCCTTGAGATTAACACCTATAACTACATTAGCAACTGCATGACTCATTATTAGCAAATTATTTTACACCTTTGCTGATTTAAAACGCCGACTTTATTAGCAAAAATTTACAGATCGAAATAAAAATTGAATTTATACCCTTGAAGATTTAAAATGAAAGTTTTTTATTATATTTTTATATAATAAATAATGACTACACATTATTTATCTATTTTAAATCCAAAAAAAAAAAATATATAAAAGTTAATAATTTATTATCTATTAATAATTAATTCCACAATATAATCTTTATTTATTTTTTTCACAAATCTATCCATTTTTTCTGCTTTTTTTTTAAGATCAATCATAATATTTTTTATATTCTTAGTTAAACAAAAAAAACCATATATTTGGAAAGTATAGTATTTTTTATATTGAAATATGAAATCAATAGTACTATAATTAATTCTGTTTATTCTTAAAATATCTACAGGACATGAATAACCTAATATTTCACCAAAAATTTTTTTATTATATATATCTTTTATATCATTATTCTCAATAATTTTTATATATTTTTTATTTAATTTTTTTTCATTATAAATTAGTGGTCCTTCGTCATGTGATTTATTATTTTTCAGATAGGTTTCATTTTTAAATTTATATTTTATACCATATTTAGAAAAAGTATATAAATATTTTAACATTTTATTCATTTTTTTGCTATCTAAATCCCAACAATCATACCAAAAAGCAGGTCTTATATTTCCTATAACTAATATAATATTTATAGCACACCTAACATCATCTGATATTTTTGTTAATGTATTAAAAATATTTTTATAATTCATTTTTTTTTTTGTATTATTTACTAATATTTTATTTTCTTTTTTGATGTTTTTTTTGTTTATTTTAAAATAGCTTAACCCCATATATTTAATATATAATATATTAATTTTTTATTCCATTTCAATGGAGCTCTTTTATCATTAAGTTTTTTATCAATAATCCCTAATTTTATTAAATATTTAATATGAACAAATGTTGAGGAATATAAGGTCCTTATATTATTTTTTATATCATTTTTTTATTTATATTGGAAGTGTATATTTCACATTCTTTTTAAATGTATAAAATTTAGACACGTGCTTTTCTAATGAGAAGATATTAACGTGTATTCAATAAGTTGTTTTACTGGAGGTAATACTTCAACCTTTATTGATTTTTTTTGCAAATAAAGTCGGTATTTTAAATCAGCAAAGGTGTAAAACATTATCTTTATAAAATAAAAATCAATTTTTCTTAAGAAAAACTTCCCAAAAGATATATATTTGGAGAAAAATTACCATCAAAAGTTTTATCAAGTTCACATTTTAACTCACACATAACTTCACTTATCCAATTAAAAGAATTATAAGAAAAAATAAGATTGTCATCAGAATCACCACTTAATAATTCTTTACCAACAACATATTCATTACGATCCCCATCATAACTTGAAGCTTTATATACTTTAAAATCACCATCTAATCTATCTACATAATCAATAACTTTGTCAAAATCATCAAAACTAAAATTTCCAACAACATATTTTTCATCAATTTCCATAAATGTTTCACCAGTTTTATTACCATATTTATCATATTCATATTCTTCAGTTTGATCTTTATAAAATTCTTTTAAATTTACACCCAATACAACACTTACACTTGTGTCAACCATTTTATAATACCATTGATTACTCCTTAAGTTAAAAAATATAATAGGAATCTAAGGTATGGCTTCAGGTGGAACTGCCATATTTCTCGCAATAGGAACATAATTATTAACAATTAATCTTTTACTTCGTGTTGTTGATCCTTTATTATCAGCAATATTATTCAGTGGCCCTCCTTGGATTCTAATGAATTTTTCCTTGTCATCATTTCTCATCTCTTCACACATGTCTCTTCTTGAATTAACTGGATGTCTGTCATAAAACTTGTTGATCTCCTTTTCCTTAAAAGTCCCATTTAAACTGTGATAATTTTGTAAACGATAATTCATATTATTATCCTTGAACTTAAAATTTTGAACAGGTTCTGGCATTGAAAAAATATCACGATCTTGATAACCAATAAATTGCCTGTTGTTCTTGTTGTTCTTGTTGTTATTAGCTTGATATAATGGTTTAGTTTTTACTTCGGGTCTAGAATAAGGTTTATTTGGTTGTTGATTAGGAAGTGGAAAATAGAATTCATTTTGGGGTCTATGGGGAGGAGTTTGAACTGATCTTTGTTGTTCATTATTTCTTGTTTTGGTTAAAACAGGACGTTGAATTCCATGAACATTTGTTGCGTTTTGGTCAAAAGTGTAAAGTTCATGATTATGAAAAATAGGTGTAGGCATTGTTGATGGCAATGACCTAGGGAAATTATAATTTTCTCTATTAACTTTCTGCTCGATTCGAGATTGCATCGGTCTTTGCATATTACTATTTATTGAGATAATTTATTTCCATTTCAATCTTATGTACCGCAAGATGTCCCACATAACCTTACAATCAATCTCATTATACTTAACAATTTCCCCCATATCTTTATAATCACTTAACTTATCAATCTTATTATCCCTACACTCACTCTCCGCAAACCACGATACCAACATTGCATCCAATCCATCAATATCAGAATCATCCCACTTTGTAGTAATGAAACCACATTGATACATAGTCCTCGCAACATTCTTCAATCCAAATGAGTAATACCCTTTAATATTAATCGGGATCTTCCTAAATACTGTCAACAAATCGAACCATCCAACTTCAAAATCAATACCATTCCTATTCAAAGCTTTAGTCATCCACATTGGCTCAACATGACTCCAATGATAAACTTTTCTTTTCGGAAATCTACTAAGGATTTCCAAAAACCTCTTCACAATTTTCTTCTCCTCATATAAACTCAATCTATTTACAATTAAATTCTCAAACTTCCAAACCCCACCTTCAATCCAACCTACTCCAATCATATAAATAATCTTGTCACAAGGATCGTTCAATAAAAGCTCATCTCCATTTCTGTAATTAACAATACTATCAAATGAATCATTTAAATTATTCGCTGTTTCGAAATCAACATAAAACTCCCCCACATCCTCCTTTTGATCCAAATCTACAGAAACCAAATCATATTTCTCTGGATTAAATTCCGCAACTGTACCTTTATTAACTTGAATAATACTATCAATGATCTTACAAACCTTCTCATTCTTCTTGAACAAATCAGATGAACAAACAATATCATCCAAACTGTAAATACCCATTTCATGAAAAGAATTCCTCTCAGACACACCAATATTCCAAATCAATGTCAACTCATTAACCTTATGAGCCAACTGTTTCTTAGCTCCATGCCATGGATAATCATTCCTATTACACATATTTGGTAACAACTCGGTTCTCTTTGTAACACTTGGAACCCACTTAATCCCATTTTTCTTCAAATCTTTCATCCAAACAACTGCTTTATCAACTTTTTCCAAAAGTTTACCATCCAACATACTAACTCTTCCCAATTTATGAAATGAGTTGTATTTCTTCCCATTATGTTCTTTAATTCTTCGACCCAACAGATAACACTCTTTTGGAACATATCCTTGAATGAATCCCAAAGCTTTATTGTAAATAACAATCTGAGATTTATAAGCAATGATTGATCCAATATTTCTAACGAAGTCTCCTTTCTTACATAGAGTTAATGATGTGAACTTGATATCGATAATTCTGTAATGCCATTTGGAACTAAACTTACAACCAATCTTTTCCTCCTCTGGAGTCAAAACTTCAGATGCAACAAGTTTATTCAAATAATCAGAACGAACGATCAAATCGGGAATACCAAAAGTATTATCAGAACTATTATGAAGCACACCACTCGAAATAATTGGATCACCACGCTCCATACAAGAGATGGTCTGCATATATTTATCAACTGAATACCCCTGATAAATATTCGCAATTTTAACTAACGATGGTCCAAATCTCTTCTCCAGATTTAGTAAAATGGAATTCTCAAATTCTATACCACGATTCATAATGTATTCATTAAAGTTGTATTTACCTTTTTCTTTATCACCCTGATTATTATCAGGTGTAATACCATTACACATCGCATATAAATTGTACCAATCCAAGATGGGATCATTCAACATGTAATTCTTCGTATCTGTTGCTGAAACCCACTCATTCCAATTATACTCCAAATACTTACGAGATTTACTCAACCTCGTTCTCTTAGAAACACTATCAACAGAACTAGTTGAGCTTGTTGAAGCATTTGACAAACCTTTTCGCTTTCTTGGCAAACCAACTTCTCTATAGTATAACATATCTTTGTAAAACTGATGAAGAATAGAAACATTCCTCTTGAACCAATTTCTATCCCTCTTAATAGTTTTACAAGTGAATTTCCTCAACTTCCAATAGAAAACTTTTCCATCATACAAACCCTCTCCTTTAAACACATCTTTCGTGTTTGTATCAGCCAACATTTCCTGTTTGGATTTGTATTCAGTGAATTTACATTGGAAGAAATCACACTCCTTTAAATCTGTAACCTCCAACTGAATCTGCATTTGAATCCAATAGTAGTATGGTTCTTTCTTACTGATCTTACGATCTACAACACACTTAATCTCCAAAAGCTTTGCATCCTCGGTTATTCCATCAGGAGATGCTCCTAACCATGTGAGCTTGTCGTGTTTCAGAAGACCCAACTCATAAAGTTTCTTTTTTGTAAGTTGGCTGTAAAGGTTGTAAGCAATTTTTTCAAAACGTTTTCCCCACGATGTATTCGCAGTATCTTCATGAATAATTAAAGGAGAACATTTCCTACGAAGTAACTCCAACTTTTTCAAGAAAGGGTTTGCCTCAAGAATAGAACAACAATCAGTTGCAGTTACCATCCCATAACGCTCATCATGCCACTCAGGAATTCCCTGAACAATCTGTTTTTTAGTTAGCACTCTTTTTAAAGACATACTTTAGTTGATACATGAAATGAAAAATTTTGTTCAGTTTCATTTTTCATTTTTTGTAGATTATTTAAAGAATTTTTATCAATAAAAATATAAAAATATCAATTGATTTACAAGGTAAACTAAAAAATTTCATAAGGAATTCTGACTTTGATACACATGATAAATATTGGAAATATTTGGAGAAAGGTATATTAGAAAAACCACATCAACTAGTGGCACAAGAACTTTGTAAAGATTGGGGAGATTGTCAGTTTGTTCAGTTATATAAATTAGGGGATGGAGAATTTGATTATAACTATTGTATAATAAAATCTCATATTGGGACATGTTCAGGATGTTTGGAAGCTGATATTGAAGTTTTAGATGAATTGAAAGATGAAATAAGAAATAATGTAATGAAGGCACATCTATTTATTGAACAAGAAGATGCAATGAAAGAATATACAAAGATGGTAAAAGATCTTGGTATAAATGAAATAGTTAAGATTAAGCATCCTTAGTTTATAACCCTAAGATTACAATATACTTTTATTTTTTATTTTTTATTTTATCCACATATCCACAGATTCACTCATTATTGGAATTTTCTTCGTTGCTCTCGTTACTCTCGTTGCTCTCGCTACTACCAAAGTTTGCGAACTCATCATTTCTAACGGCTCCTTCAACTAAAACATAACTTGTAAAATCAATTGGCATATCTTTATTCGCAAAAATAAATTGAAATCCAGTTTTATCTCTATGAACAATAGACTCAAACACATTCTTATTATTATAATTAGACTTCAAAACTAAAATATATTCATCAATCTTCTTTGTTACTGGAGTGATTAATATATGGTCATTCTCTCCCTTTTTTCTTCTCTTCTTCAAAATAACAATGTTAATTCCATAAAGTTCTGCCAAAATAAAGGCATCAAAGAAATTACCATTGTATCCACTATCTGTAATAGTTTTATAAACAGTTTCAACTACCTCGGCTTTTCCACCCAATTTTTCATTAAGAACATTATAAGTTTTAACCTTGAAATTTTCCAAATTATCCTTTGTTGTTAATTTACCTTTATGAATCTTGAGTTTGTTATTGAAATGGTTAAGATCTTTAAAATCAACATCCTTAAGATAGTTAACAACATTTTCTCTGATTTTCTTTGTTGTTTCAATTGTAACTGAACTGTTTGCTTTGTTTCTGGCGAATAACATATCTCTGATAATATTGAAAATTGATTTCTCTGGTGGTGAATATGTCTGATAATTATCCAACATAATCTCCCATAACTGAATCAATGGCTCAATATAAATTTCAATCTCATTATCTTTCTTATAAAGTGTGTATTTCTCCTTATTAACATTGTACTCTTTAGTTTCAATTTCATCATACAACTTTTTATCACTGATGAATATTTCATTCTTACTTGTGAAATATTTTTCAACCTCTTCATTCAACTTTTTTGGATTATCCGATGAAAAGTTAACCAAATCAGATGAAACAGAAATCTTATCTTTATCAATAATATTGTCAATCAAATTGTCCAAAATCTCTACTCTCTTATTCTCATATCTCAAAAGATCCTCAATCAAAATGGATAAATATGTTTCTTTATTCAACTTTCCAGTAATCAAATTATCCTTTTCGACCATCAATTTACATTTGGAACCAACCTTTTTACAATGGAATTCATCAGTACAAGTAGTACTCTTGTAACAAACAATTCTCTTGTTTGGTTTAACATAATCCAAAATGTCAAACTTGATGTTCTCAAATATAACCAAATTTTTAACGATCTTCAACAAAATCTTCTTCAACTCCTTCCTCTTATCTCCCAATTTTTCCTTGGAATCAATCAACTCTTTAATTTCCGTCTTGATTTCCTTATTCTTCTTTTCATTAATGTAATTAGAAATCTCAAATACCAATCTCATAAAGTTCTCCTCTTCATAATTCTTCCTGATAATATACTCTTTTCTAACATCAAATAACTCAACATCATCATAAATGGCTCTGTTGACATTTGAAAAGAATGAAATGTCTTTAACTGGTAATTTATCATTAATATAAGCACTCGGTTCAACCTGAATTCTTCTTCCTGTTGTAACAATAATTCCAACAATCTTCTTTCTGTGTAGATCCAAAATCTTGAAAATAGGTCTTGTTTGTAATCCTTTGCTACATAAGAACTCTAACTCTTTCTTCGTTTTTTGATAATCAAGATACTTAATTGTCTTATCATCACTCAATTCATAATCATGAATAACATTTAATGGAGATGGATTAACTGGAACATAAGTTCCATTCTTCAGAAAGACACCAGAAACCTTATTGTTATAATCCAAAATTTGGAAATTAATGTGGTAACCGTTAGGCAATTTACTCAATTTCTCAAGTGTTTGCTTCAATGTGTCCTCCTCAGTTAAATTATCAATCAACTCAATATCTTCAGCTTTCTCAGTATTTTCCAAAATCTTACCCAAATCAATATCATAATAATGTCTACAATCTCTTTTAATATTCTCAATAATTTCGACAATTCTTGGGTAATTTTCTTTTAAATAAATCCATGTGTAATCTTTTCTTTTTAAGTTACCATCTACTAAGAAGATTGGTTCGTAATAGAGACGATCAGTATATAACATTATTGTTGCGCGGCTTTCATCGTAGTATTCTCTGATGTCTTCTTTGTAAGGGCAAATTGTATAATCGTTTGTAAAAAGGAGAATATTACAACCTTCTGCTAAAAGTATTCCTGGTCTTTGTAATAAATCCCAAGTGTATTCATATGTGATGATGTGGTCATCTCTTAATAAAAAGTTTTTATAGTTTTCGAATGGTGTTTTCTTACTTCTTGAATCATAAAATTTGTGTGACAACATGCCATTATTTAAAGACATAAATAATGTTTCGGTGAAACTTGGAGAGTTGACTAGAGCATTTTTAAATTTTTTGATATCTACATTTTTAACAGGCATAAATAAATCAGCAATACAATAAAGAAATGATTGATGAGAGTTCTGTTTAATACCCTTTCTAACAAAACAAACTTTATCATCAATATATCCACCTTGACATTTGTTACCTAAAACATTTGATAAGCTGTCTGGAAGCAAACCATATCTATTATTTCTCAAAGGAATACCACTACTTAAAATATAAATATTATCATCCAAATCTTCCTTTTCTTCAGCATCCTCCCCTAAACACAATTTATAGTTATCATATTTAGCAGATGATGATAAAGTTTGATCCTTTTTATAACAACAAACTTGACAAGAACCATCCGGATGAGATGTCTTACTCTTATCAATAAAACCGACATAATTGAAATAATCATCTTTATCATTCTTCAATGACCAAGGTTTCTTGACGTAAAGTTTGTGATCACCATATGGACAATTGGAAATAATACAAGCTCCATTAACACCTTGTTTAATCTCAATATTTGGGAAAGATGCTCTTGCAACTGGTTTCTCATCATATGGACACCAGCCATCTGGACAGATATAGAAAATGTTTTTATCTTTTGGATATTGTAAAACATTTTTGAAAGCTGTTTGATCAATATCATCCCTTTTTGTTGGATCGTAGTTTAAAATAATAGGTTGTCTGTAACCGGATTGACAACTTCTTGAATATTGTGATTCATCTGCTTTTTTGGTATTACTTTTTAATTTATAATAGTAAAGATCTGGGTCATATCTTTGTAATCTTCTCAAGAAATATTTGTTATCATTACATAAGTCACCACAAGTGTCATGTTGATAATCTGTACCTTTTTCGTCATCTTTACAAACAAATTCAAGTTTTAATTCTTTTGCAATTTTTGAATCATTATATGCTTTAACATCATTATTCTCACCATTGAAATTATTTACTTCTTCATTATTTATGTTACTTTCAATATATTCTTCTTCAACAGTATCATCATTTTCGTAGTTATAATTATTCATATTACTATTGTAATCTTCATCATAATCATCTATGTTTGTATTTTCTTCTAGATCTAATTCTTCATCATCAACTTCATCTTCTAATTTTGTGAAATCGAATTTCTTTTCAACAATGTAAGCTTGGTATTTCTTATTTGATTTGTATTTGTCCTGATTGACATAAATGTAAATAATCTTAGAACAGAAGTTATAAATTCTTTTTAATTCAACAGGATCTCTGATACCACTTATTGTGAATTTATTTTCATAAATGTCTAAACTGATACCTGTATTATATTTCTTTTCACCTTTTTTCTTTTGGAATCCATAAGTTATTTTCCATTTTTTAAGAAGATCGTTGGATTCACTATCTGTTTTATCGTATTTATCGGAGATTTCTTTGATTATTTCAACATCACTCATACCTTCATTTTTCTTTTCATCTATAAAAATCATAACATCATCCATATCAACGTAGTTTGAAACTCTATTGTATTTCAAGTTGATACTGTTGATAATTACATGTTTGTCTTTTTTGTAGTTAACTATGAAATTGAAATTTTCTAAATATTTTGCTAAAGTTTTTAAATTAATATTATGTATGGTATTGAAAAGTGTAGAGTTATTGAAGTAATCTATATATGTAAACTTGTTCATATGAACAACACCACTCTTGATACAAATTTCAGGTGCCAATAATTTAAATTTAACTTTGCCCTTTTTAATCATTTCTACATTCTTATTAATTTTATCCAACAATTGACTACAATCCTTACAAATATTAGCGAGATCATTGAATGATGCATTGTTTGTTTCTTTGAAACTGACTTGAATTGTAATATTTCCTTTGTCCCAAATAACTAATGTGTAGAAGATTGGGGTTTCACCGAAAAACTTGTATAATCTTTTAATTTGAACACTTGTTGATGTTTGTTTGAGGACATACTCTTTTCCTTTTCTTTTGAGATTCACCCAACTTTTGAAGAGATCAATGCTAATGAGATCTTTTAAACCTTTCCAGACAAATGTTTTGCCTCTACCTAATGAATCTTTTGGATTCTTATATTTAATAAGTGGCATTTTCGAGTAGTCAAAATCTTTACTGGCAGTTAAATAGTAGAATATTTTGAATAGGTTGAGTTGGATGTTTTCTTCTCCAAAATGGTCCTTGATTTTTCTAACATTCGTATTGAACTTAATTGTTGTAATTGCACAACTACCAAATTCATCATCTGGAACTATTGTTTCATCAAGCAGATCAAAAACAAAATTATGATATTTATTGAGTGTTGTTACTTTATCATAAAGTTCATCAGCTTTGGATGCTTTAACTATATCAAATCTTGGCCAATACTTTTTGAAGAATCCATTTGTTATTTTGTCAGTAATTGTTAATTTTTTGGATAATAAATAATCATAAACATCTTGTGCATTTAATAAGTAGATTTTATGTTTATCTATTCCACAAGATTGAATAATATCACCAATTAAATCATCATTTGTTGATTCATAATCTTTTTTTTTTAGACTTCCATTATTTCTAATAAATTTTTTGTCAATTGTAATACTTTTTTTGTAAATATCTTTTGGATTAAGTTCGACATTCGGGTAATGATAACCAATAACTTTTACTTTGTCATTTTTTAAATCCATCCATAAACATTGGTTATTCATTGTAATATATTCTGCTTTTTTGGTATCACTAATATTTACAAAAATCTTTTTTTTAATGGTACTTACCGTGTCATCATTTCTGATTTTTTGATAAACAAATTCAATATCTTCATTTTGTTTTGTTTTTGTATACGGGTAAACTACTTTATAAAGATCTTCTATATCAGAATTTTTCAAAAGAGTCAAATCACTTGATTTGAGTTTATCTCCAACTTGAATTTTTTTCAATACCTTTTTCAATTTTGAATCTATAATGTCACCAACAAAAATATAAATTTTCTTGGATTTATTTACTAATGATGTATATATTACTCTATAAATAGGCGATGTGGTTTTGATATCACAACTCATATATAATATATTCATCATTTTTTTTCAAGAGTTTATCTTTACAAATCATTCGTGTTCTTAATCCAGTGGTGAATCACTAACTGTTATTCCACAATAAGGTTTTGGATTAAGTTCATAATTTTCTTTTTGATAAAGATGGAGTTTTATTGCAGTTTCAAGTAAGAATTTAAAGTTCTTCCAAAACTCGTCTGTATGTCCAACAGATTTAGTCATAATATGTGCAAGTTCATGAATAGAAACAAATGTTAAGGTGTTTTCATCAATAAGTTTATCTTTTCCATCTCTTGAACGTAAACAAAGAACAATCTTTTCTCCTTTATTTACAGAGTATGAGGTGTATTTACTGTTTTTACCAGTTTCACTTATGTTGTTTGGATTAAATTTATTATTTAAACGAGCAACAGCTTTGTTTTTGGGATATTCAACAAGACAATATTTGCAAATTTTCATTAATTTTTGTCTAATTGTTGCTAATAAATCTGCAGCATTTTGTGCATCAGGCATTTTTCTAACTAAATATGTATTGTTATCAACATTTGATTTCAAATATTCAACTTCATTATTCTTCCCATCATAATAAACAAATCCACTTACAATTAGTACAAAACATGTGATAAATATAAGAAATTTTTCCATATATTATAAACTATATTTTATTTTCTTTTCCTTTAATTTTCGTTCAACTTCTTTTTTAATTTGATTTTTGTTATAAAATTTTGAAACAAATTGTAAATAATAATTAATACTATTTGGTAAAGTTTTCATGTTTATTTTTCCATTAAAAGAACTAAAAAAATCATTTATAAATATTTCCTTGTCTTGTTTCAATTGTAATTTAGCTTCTTTGAGAATTTCTCCTGATATTTTATACCATTTATTAATATCGAATTTCTGATAGAGTTCTTTGAAATTTTTAATATTTTTGTACTTTTTTGGATGTAACTTTTTTAGATCAAGTATTGTTGCATGTAATATATAGTTTTTAATTTTATTTGTAGGATAATTATTTATAATAAAATTTGTAGTTTGTCTAGCCTGTATATTGATGCTCATATCGCGATTTTCATCATCAAGTCCACAACCTGCGGAAATATAAAAATAGAAATCTAATAAATTATTTTTATTTATGATAAATCCATATTCATTTAATATATTTTTATTTGATCTTTTTTGAAAATCAACATAAAATTTATTGCTGTTTTCTATAAACATACATATTTTATCAATTATTTGTTCAACAGAATCATTAATAAATTTAGGAAAATGATCTTCAATAAATTTATATTTTCCTTTAAATAAGCAATTGATATATGAATCTTTTAATTGTCCAAAGTTTTTTTTGACTTTTGGTTCAATATTTCCATTTTTATTATAAATAGAAGCAATATCACACAAATCTGTCATATATTATAACAAATAAAAATATTATAATATATTATAATGAGCAAAAATTCACACTGTAATCCACACTGTGGACCATTTATTATTTACGTTATTTTGGCTGTTGTGAGTTTGATTGCAACTGTTGCCAAACCAATGGAAAATACCGAAAATAAAGTTCAAGTTAAGGCCACAACTGTTGGTGTCCATTTAGTTTCAATCCTTATTTTCGGAGGATTACTCTATTGGTTATGTTACCATTGCCACTTAACAGTTGCATGGATTATTTTGTTATTACCAGTTATTTTATTTGTTTTCCTTCTTGTTTTGGGATTGGGTTTGTTAGCAGATGTTCTCGCAATTTCTTCAACACAAAAAGTGACAAATAACGATAATAACAATAGTCAGTAATAAACAAAAAATCTTTGTAATATTAATGAAAATATCGATATCAAATAGAACAATATTTTTATTTATAGCTCTTGTTGCTCTTGTTGTTCTTGGAACTCTTACAAAAAGAAAAACAGAACATTTTGAAAATAGGGATGTCGTTAATATGATTTGTAACAATATATATTGTATTAATTTGGCTAGAAGTAAAGATAGATGGAATTATATTAAGAAAGTTGGTAAAGAACAAAATTTAAAAATTAATAGATATAATGGTTTTGATGGTTTACAATTAAATATGAATCAAGTTCAAAATGCTTGTACACCAAGTTATTTTAATATTATGAAAAATAACAAAAGTATTCGCGGAAATATTGGTTGTTATTACTCTCACTTAGGTTTAATCAAAAAGATTTACAAAAGTGGTATTGATTATGCATTAGTTATAGAAGATGATATTGTTTTTAGGAAGAATTTTAAACAATCATTAACAAAAGTTTTAAGAAATATTCCAAATAATTGGGACATAATTTATTTAGGAATAACTAGACCATGTGGTAGAAGAGTTGGGGAGAATATTTATGTTCCATCTATTAAAAAATGTAAATTTGATAATGGTGGTGCGTTTGGATATATACTTAATCATAAATCCGCTGGTAAAATTTATAGATTATTAGATAGAAAAATAAATAAAATGGTCGATCACACAATTAGAGACAATTTTAATAAACTAAATGTTTACATAACCTATCCATTTTTAATAAATCATAATTATGATTTAGCATCTGACAGAAAATACGATAAGTTTTATAACAATAATTACATAAATGCATCACAAGTTATTAAAGTAATGTAAAATATTAATATTCATCACCTTTATTAATTTTTTCAAAAATAATATAGAAATATTTAACAAATAAAATAAAGTTATGAGTCAAATTATTATTTATCTTTTTTTTAAAATCATCATATGAATTAACTATCCCTTTATTATTTAATGGAATTGATATGATGTTAAAAATATTTTTTGACCATTGAATGAAGTCATCATTAGTAAATTTGTCATTATTTAATCTAACAAAAAGTTCGTCTATATTGAACATGCGTTCTATTTCAGTTCTTAAACCACGATTCAATTTTCTACATATTATTTTTGAAATATCTGTTAAAGTACCTTTCAACATATTATATCTTTTTTTCTTGATACATTCTTCAAGAATAATATAAAATTCTTCAACTGAATCTTTCAAAATATTATTATTAATTTTACCCCTTATATTTGGTACAGTAAATTCATCAAGATAACTTTTGAATTCTTTGAAATTTTCACCAGCAATTCTGATTGTTTCAGACATCATGGTTTTTATAAATTTTTGGATAAAATCATTCATTGTTGTTTTTTCAAGAGCCTGCATGTATATTGAGCATCTTTCATAATCTTTGTAAAGTTTCAAATAGGAGTTGAATGTGTTGAATTGTTGAGATTCAATCCATATTGCGTAACATTGTAAATATTCATCTATTTTGTAAACAAGCGTTGTTGTTATATTCAACTGAACATCTTTTAATAATTCTTCGAATTTTTTATGTAAATTAAGAGCTTTTTTGTATAAATATTCTTCATATGATGTTTTATATATTAACATTTTGTCTTTGAAATTAACAATAAGAAAAACAGTTACAAAACATTCGGCAACATCATTCATTAAATCTTTATTTGTTATTAAAGACAAAATATGCCCAAATATTTGGAGATTTTTTTCATTATATAAAGTTTTCTTGTAGTCTTTGAAGGATAAATTAAAATTATTTTTAATTAATCCAGTTTTTTGTAAACTACTAACATATTCATTGAATTTTGTGTTTGGAGTTGAAACTTTGCTTTCATATTTTTCATATTTATTCTTTGAACTATATTTTGATTCTTTGTCCATTATATTTATACATATAATAAATTTATTCTTTTTAGTTAAAAAGAAGAAAAATATATAAAATAATATATTCAGTAAATGATTTACTATTTAGTTTCAGCAACTTTAGGTACAGTTGGATGGGTTTATTATTTAACAAAAGAAGGTGTTATGTTTGTTTATAGAACATATCAAAATAGAAAAAAGGAGAAAAGAATGTTAATGATTGAGGATCGGATGAAAGAACAAGAGAAAATGATATATAATCTTCAGTTTGATTTAGAGGAGAAGAGTAATCCAGATAGTACTCATGGTTTTGAAATGGTTGATTAAAAAATCTTCATAATATTATAGCCATATTATGAAAAAAAGAAAAATGATTGGTAAAAAAGGAATTGTTATTATATTTGTTATTATTTTATTCATTGTTCTCCTTGCTATTCTCAACCATAAATCTTATAACAATAAACGGTTTTACAAGTGTAGAAACAGTTTGGGAAAGGTGACCAACAACATTTTTTCTAACTTTGGTTTTAAACATAACAATAAAGACTGGGAAATTTATATGCCATGTGGATACAATAATGTCGAACGTGAGTTGAAAGGAATAGATTTGAAAGGTGACAAGAGCAAAGTCATTTTTGGTATTAATGGTTGTGACAGCATTGTTAGTAAAAATGGAATTTGGAACACCTTAAAAAACGAATATACCAGAAAACTCGCATCTGAACTTATGCCAACAAGTTATATTCTTTATGACCCAACCGAATTAAAACATCTCAAAGATGATTATAAAGAAGGCGATATTTATATTTTGAAAAAGAATATTCAACGTAAAGAAGGCTTGAAATTAACTAAAGATTTGAAGGAAATATTATTAGCAAGTCAAGAGAATTATAGAGTTGCACAGAAATATATGCGTGATCTTTATTTAATCAATAATAGAAAGGTTAATTTGAGAATTTATTTAATTGTTGTGATAAAGGGAGATAAAAAGAGATTTTATATTTCCAGAAAAGGCAAGTGTATTTATACATACAAAGAATACAATGATGACGATTTTGATTTCGAATCCAATATTACAAGTTACCATTTAGATATGAATATTTATAAAAAGAATCCAAGAAATTTTCAAGAGTTAATTGATTATATTGATAATCAAGGTGATGATGGTAAGAAATTGTTTAGGAATATAGAGAAGTTGATGTTTTATGTTTCTAAAGCGATGGATAAGAAGGTTTATCAGAGTGATAACTTGAAGGGGTCTACAACATTTCAGTTGTTTGGGGGTGATGTTATTTTTGATAAGAATTTGCATCCGTATTTGTTGGAATTTAATAAGGGTCCTGATATGAATGCTAGGGATAAATTGGATGAATATATGAAGTCTGATGTTCAATATGATATGTTTAGTTTGGTTGGTTTAGTTCCATATGATTATAAAACAAATAGTTTCTTCGAGATTTATGAAAATTAATTATCCATCATCCATCATTCAGGATCTCCATATAAATATGTTTTCCATGCATATATTGAAAAAAATATATAGAAAACAATGGTAATACCGTGATATGCTTCTGTATATTGATCTGTTGTAATAATTATTAGATCTGCTAGTTGTTTGAGGATAAATACAAATAAAATATTTATTTTAGGTTCCATATTTTTTATGAAAGTTTATAATAAGTATTGAATTAAATTATTCAATTTTTTTATCGGTGTTGATTAATAAAATCTCTGCCGAATCTTTCACGAAATTTGAGGAAACATATACAAAGATGTGTAGAATAAATTACAAAAGATAGGAGTATACTGGATTCTATATTGGTATTGTAAAAGTATATATCCATAATAATTTGAAAAAAAAAAGATATTACAATAAATTTAATGAGTTCCATATTTTAATAATTTAGTGGAAAGTTTTGTATAAAATTAATCATTTTTTTTTCGTAAAAACAATATAAAGTTTTATATCGTTTTAATATATCATGAGTGGTCACACAAAGTTTTATGAAATTTTGGGAGTTCCAAAAGATGCCGATGAAAAAACAATCAAGAAAAAGTACAAAAAACTTGCTTTAAAATGGCATCCAGATAAAAATCCTGATAATCAGGAAGAGGCTAAAAAGAAATTTGAAGAAATATCAAATGCGTATCAGGTCTTAGTTGATCCAGAAAAACGCCAAATTTATGACAAATATGGTGAAGAAGGTTTAGATCAGAGTGGAGGCGGAGGAATGTCCCCCGAGGATATCTTTTCTCACATCTTTGGTTCCCATGGTATGGGAACACATGGTATGGGAACACATGGTCAACAAACGCAAAGGAAAGCAAGAGATGTTGTTCATTCAGTGAAGGTTTCTTTGAAGGATTTGTATATGGGAAAAACAATTGTTTGTAATATAGATGTTGATAGGCTTTGTACATTGTGCGGGGGTAAAGGTTGTTCAAAGATTGATAAGTGTAATAAGTGTAACGGTAGAGGATTTGTTGTTATAACTAGACAGTTGGGTCCTGGAATGGTACAACAGATGCAAATGGGTTGTCCAAATTGTCATGGTGAGGGAGAGGTTAAAGATAAGAGTACATTATGTCATAATTGTGAAGGTAATGGTACAAAAAGTGTGAAAGAGGAATTTAAATTTGATGTTGAAAGAGGTATGAAAAATAGAGAAGCACGTGCTTATAGAGGAGAAGGGAATGAGATTAGGGATTGTCAACAGGGAGATGTTATTTTGGTTGTAGAAGAGCAGGAAGATCCAAATTTTAAAAGGGATGGGGATGATTTAATTTATACAAAGCATATTACGTTGGCTGAGTCATTGACATATTTGAGTTTCAGTTTTACGCATTTGAATGGCGAAGTTATTGAGGTTTATGATGATAGGATTATCAAGGCTAATTCGTATCATTTATTTGATGGTTTAGGTATGCCGGTTAGAGGTCAAAGAGGAGAGTTTGGTAATTTGATTGTTAGGTATGTAATAGATTATCCAGATAGATTGACTCATAATCAGAAGAGTGGTATTCTCAAGTTATTAGGTGAAAAATCTAAACGTCAACAAACTGGTGGTGGAGCAAAATATGATTATATTTTATTAGAGGGTGATGAAAGTTCTGATAATGAAGAAGAGGAAGATCAACATGATCCGAATCAATGCCCAACCCAATAAGTTTTTTTACCAAAAACCGACAAAATTTTTATCTGATTATTGAAATCAATGAATTTAGTATGAGTCATATAAAGAGATTCATTGATTTGGTCAAGCATTTTGCTGACAAAGAATGGGATTGGATTGAGGTATCAAGAAATTATCTAATAACGATGTCGGATATTATTGACAATCCTGAGTTGCCATGGAACTGGCGTTATGGTGTTTCGTCGAATCCGAATTTAACAGAAAAAATGATACGCAAATTTCCACTTAAGGATTGGGATCAACATTTGATTTCTGCTAATATTCCGGTTTCTGTTGAACTTATTGAGTTTTTTGAAAAAGATAGAGATGCAGATGAATAAATTCGCAAATTTTTATACCTTTACGATATCTTTGAGGCCTTCATCTTGACCTATAGTTCTTAGAAAAATGTTTCGAGATCCCTATCTATTTCTAAACCACATTTTATACATTTACACCTTTGAAACTTTCAGTTGAACATATTTTTTCAAAAAAAAATTTCAAAGTTTAGACTTCTCAGTCTTATGTAAAGTTTGTTATATGAGTTTGCTTAAATTAAGCAAAATAGACTTTATAAATCTATGCCGATGAAGCCTCATTGAGTTTTTTGCGACTAAATTCAATTGGAATCTTCTTATTATTTATATGACATAATCCTATCATACGAATATTCAGAGAACCATTCAAATCACGATTTACTAATATTTGTTTATCTAACTTACTATTAGGAACACTTTTAGAGCGTAGTAAGCCATGATATTTTACAATATTAGTTTTCCAAGGTCTTGGATTTTGTCTTTTTCTAAATTTTTCGTTTTCTTGAAAATTAAAACAATTTATTTTGCTTGTTCTAAATTCATCAACCAAATAAACTTTATAACCTGCATTTCTAAATAATTTTCTCATACCAATACCTTTTGTTGGGGGACTGAACTTTAAATGTTTTCTTTGTTCAAATATTATTTATTTTCCAATAATATCCATATGCTTTTTTATTTTTTTTAATTTGTTTTTGAATATTACCTGTATATTTTTTATTCAAATATTTATATGCTTCTGTATGTGATACAAATGTTTTTATAATTTTTTTTTTTTCATCAAGCATCGATATTGATGTATTTTTTGAATGTTTATTATTTTTATCTATTGAAACCCATTCTAAGTTTTTATAATAATTATTCGTTTTATTTTCATCTATATGATTTACAACAAGTCCAACTTTATAATTATTATTGAATAAATTACATACTAGTCTATGTATTGGTATTAATTTTTTATTAAATGATTTTACCATATAACCTTCATCTGTAATTATGGGTTTCATTATTTTATTTGTTTTATTATTTTTTATTCTACCATAATTTGAAATTGAATATTTGTTAAAATTACCATAAATAGTATTTTTAATTATTTTAAAAATTTCATCATCATATTTGTTTTCTAAATATTTTTTAATTAACATTTTTTTCTCTTTTGTAATATTACTCTTTTTTCTATTTAACATATTTTCTGAATGATTGACCCATCTTAAATTACATGATCGATTATCATCTCTTATGTGATTGATATGATCAACATATTTTTTATCAATATGACATTTTCCATTAAATGTTAAACAAACTAATCTATGTAATCTATATAATTTAGTTTTATTGTTATTGATAAGTCTAACAAATATATAGCCTTGTTTATTTTTGTGCCCTTTTAATTTATTTTTCGATTTATTGAACAAATTACCATAATTTGTTATATAATATTTATTTAAATTTTTTATTGGGATAATTTTAATATATTCATCATTTTTAAAATTTTTTCTCATTATTATTGTTTTTTCAATTTTTTTACCTAAATTAATAATTTTTAATTTTTTAATTTTTAAACAATTTTTACACTTTAAATTATTAATATTTTTAAGTAATATTTTTATATTTTTTTTACATTTTTTACATTTTATTTTTTGCTTGTTATTTAACGTTAAAGTTGTATCTATGTTATCAAAATCAAAATCTTTTTTATTTTCAATAAAGTAATTATCAATAGTTTTATTTATTATATTTGCTCTTATTATGTTTTTTATACTTTTACTACAGTATTTGCATCCTCCTGATTTTTGTTTCAAATGTTCCCTTGGGACAATTTCAAATTTATTATCATGTTTAATACATCTCAATAATACTTTGTTATATTTATTGATATATTTAGTCAATGAATAATCAAATATATTTTTAAATTTATTTTTTGATTTATTTATAAAATAATTATCATCAATTTCATTTCTTTTACGTTTAATCATATCAATATTTTTGCATTTTGGACATGAACCAGATGAACTTCTAATATGGTTTTTAGGTTTAATATTAAAAATTATATTATGGAAATTACATTTAATTTTAATATTTTTTATCATATCAAAATAATCATTAAAATAAGTATATTTATTTCCAAATTTTAAATTACATTTTGAATAAAAATTTATTTTATTTTTATTATCCATCTAATGGTTTTATATTGTAGTATATTTTTAAGTATAATATATTGTAAAATTAAATTATAATTAATTATAATTTAATTCTATATTTTCTTTATCCGAACCAAATTTTTTCTCAAAATTATTTATCATCCATTTTTCACTTCTTTGGCGATTTATAAATCCATACCACTTTAATTTTCTATATACTTCTTTTTCATAATAATCACTTAAAATATTATTAACTTCGTTTTTACATTTTATATATTTCAAAACATTATCAAAAGAACATATTTTACTATCAAATTTTGATAATTCGTTTTCATATTCTTTAATTGATTTATCATTTATTTTTAACTTTTTTTTATCATTTTCCAATATTCTCATATATCTTTTATTTCTAATTTCTTTGTTACGTTGTATTTGTGAATATCTAAAAGTTGTAATTTTATCATTTTTATCCTTTGTTGAACAAAAAATAAGGTCACTTTTTCCAGGATCTAAGCCTATAACATTATACTTTCTTAATTCTTTTCTTTCCTTTAATTTTAATTCATCAATATATTTTTCATTACTAAAACCCTTTGGTTTTCTTATAGTTTTAACTTTATTTTTACCATTAGGATTATATAAATCTTTTCTTATAAATAAAATACTTGATGAAAAACCATCTGTTGATATTTCACCTGTAAAAATATAACCTTTTTTATTAAAAATTTTTTTATCTAATCTAAAAAAATGTGTCCAAATAAAATGTTGGAACATCTTTGTATTTCCTTTTTTTAGATAAAATCCTTTATTCATTCCTTTTTCAAATAATAAATGTAAAATTGTTGTTGTATCAAGTTTAATATATTTTGGAATAATTGATTTTCTTAATGGAAAAACTGAAAATGTCTTTTCTTTTTTGTTTTCGATTTCTAAGGACATTTTAATTAATATTTCAATAAAATTTAATGGATTACATTTTACTTGATAACAATAATTTTCTTTATCACTAAATTTACTAAAAATATTCTTCCTTAACTTATCTTTATCATTAATATATTTATCACAACATTTATCTTTGTTTAATAATATTTAACTTATTAACAGCTTTTTTATTAAGAAAAAAGATCTGTTTAGGATTTTTCTTCGATTTATAACCCATGGAAAAATGGGAAATATTACCATTTTTCTTATTCTCGATTGCCTATCAAACTTTTAATAACCAATTGTCTAGTATCATATGGTATTTCTTTTAACCATTTTTCATCATCATCAAGATCTATGTCACTTTTCATAAGTATTGGTCTTAATTTGAATAATGATAAAGGAAAATTAATTTTGGGTTTACATTTAATATGTTTTTTACAAAAAAATCTATTATATAATTTTTTACCACATTTAATACATCCATCCTTTTCTGTTCTATCAAAAAGACTTTTCCACTCATTTTTAAGTTTCTCAACTCCTTTATTATAAATAAATCTGGTAGTACCAGTACATTTATTAAATAACTCAAGTTGTTTCTGATTGGGGTATATTCTGATCTTCCTGCAATACTGAATTTGTTTGGTATTTTCGCATTCCGTTATATCTCGCTGTAAAGACTGTGATAATTGAGAAGAGGTCTTCAGATAAGTCTTCGACAGGCGATTTGTTATCGTCTTGGATAACAACAAGTTCGGTTTTGAATTTTTTACAGATGTATTGGAACAATTCAAATCCGAATCTAGTGAGTCTATCTTTGTGGGCAACCACGATTTGCTCGACAGATCCGCTGAAAATTTTGTCCAAAAGGGTTTTAAGTCCTTTTCTTTTAAAATTAATTCCTGAACCAATATCTGTAATGAGTTCATGGTCAGGATATTTTTGTTGTAGAAAAGAAACTTGTCTGTCAAGGTCGTCTTGTTGTTTGGATGATGAGACTCTAGCATAAATGATAGAAACTCTGGTTGGTTCACAATCTTGTACATCAATTTGATATCTTCTGTGACCCTTCTTAGTTTTGATAAATTTGATCTTGTGATTTTGAGACCAAAGTCTGAGAGTTTCTTTTGAAACTCCGTAATATTCGGAGGCTTGTTTAGGTGTGACGAACATTTCATATATACATATGTAAAATCTTTAAGTAATATAATTTATTATAAATAATTGGGTTGCGATTTTTGCGATTTTTTCTACAGTAGAGATATTGGAATATTTATTTTGCTTTTCGCCTGATAAAACTTTTAATTATATTTCATTATTGGATAAAGTTGTTGAAACAGATAATCCATATTTTCATAAGGTTAAAATATATGATATTGCAAGTGATGAAAAATCATTGAATTGTCTTATACATATATGTAAAGCTCTAAATGAAATAAATAATAAGAAAAATGAATATTATGGTGAAGATTGTCCAATTTGCACGTATAAAATGAATAATGTTAATTATATACATATAACAACTTGTGGTCATGTATTTCATAATAATTGTATTGACAACTGGTTTAGTCAGAATAAATCAAAATCATGCCCACTTTGTAGACAAACATGTTAATGTTCAATTTTTGTTTTATCAAAATCTAAACTTGGAATAATGGTTGAAACGAATTTGAGAAAATAGATAAAATATTCATGGACAGGGATTTCTTTTTCATTTTTCCTTTCTTCTTCAATTAATCTTTTCATTACATGTCCATGTTTACAAGGATGAACAGATATGTAATGTAAATCATTGTAAAAAGGATGTTCTTCAATTGTAACAGTAATTTTGCTGTGTTCAATAGAAATATCCTTTAACATTTTTTCGTGTGAAAGTGGGACACCATGGTGATTAAAACCAACCATCCACATTCTCGGTGTTCTGAAATAGTTATCATAAGTGATCGAAATGTTATATTTATTCGTTTTATCAACTGGTTTATCATCATTTTTGATAGATGCTGGATCAGAACCCGCAAAATCATCTATTTCAAAATCAGCTAAGTCGAAATCATCATTATCTGATTGTCTGTTGTCATCATTACATGATTGTCTGCTGTCATCATTGTATGATTGATCATTCTTAATAGTCACATCATAAACACCGTATTCATTTTGTTCCAAAATAATATTTTGATTTTTATTACATCTGATACTATTATTGATCAACATTTGTTTATCTTTTGGAAGAAAGTTCATTAACTTCTTTTTTCCACTTTGAAAACTATACCATTGCCAATTGGGATAGTTTTCGACAAGAAAATCACCAGCTTGAACAAACTCTTCTGGTGTTAACATTCCGGTTTTTGAAAAATTACTGTCCTTAAGAGTGGGCATAACTTTTTCGGCCAAATTTTTATAACTTTCGAATAATGAATGTCGATAATTATTAAACATATTTTATATAAATAATAATAAAAATGATTTTAAATACTTTAAAAAATAATTTAAAGAATAAAATGTATAACATAAAAATGTACTCGTCAAAAATGTTAAAAAGTAGTTCAACTGGTTCTTTGTCGGATTCTTCAGAATCCGAGAAAAAAGTGTATCGTCTTTATAATGAGAACAATATTTTAATTAATAAAAACATTGTTCAAGGAATATTAAAGAAAGGTGGGGTAAGTGAAAAAATCAATGATCTAAGAATATATCAGAAAGCTTTTACTAATAAGACTTATTCTAAGAATGCTAAGAAAAAGAATTATGAGAAGTATATGAGTGATTCTGATTCTGAAGTGGATTTTGATGTTGTTGTTCCAATACAGAAAGAATCTAATGAGAGATTGGAATGGTTGGGTGATGGTGTTCTTCAGAGTGTTGCTGCTTATTATTTGTTTAAGAGGTTTAAAAAGCAGGATGAAGGGTTTTTGACAAAGACTCGTTCAAAATTGGTAAAAACAAGTTCATTAGCAAAATTGGCTTTGAGTTTGGGTTTTGAGAAATATATTTTAATGTCAAAACATATGGAAACAGTTTGTAATGGAAGGAAAAACTCTAAGATTTTAGAAGATACATTTGAATCATTTATTGGTGCAATGAAGTTAGATTTTAGTAATAAGTTTGATGAAGCTTATGCATATAAATTGTGTTCAAAGTTTATTATCAATTGTTTAGAGAATACTATAGATTTCACTGAGATTATTAGAAATGATGATAATTATAAAGATCAGTTGATGAGGTATTTTCAGAAGAATTTCGGGGGTAAGTATCCAATTTATAAGAAGAAGTCTGCGGAAGTTATTCAACATGATAATGGTTCAGTGACGCGTATTTTCAAGATGTATGTTTGTGATATACATGGAAATGAGATTGGTTGTGGGGAAGCTCGTGCGAAAAAGGAGGCTGAACAGAAAGCTGCAAAAGCTGCACTTTTACATTTTGGTTTGATTAATGGATATTAAGGAATCAAAAAAAAATATTGTATAAATTATATAATGAGTGGTTATGAATATCAAGCTCAAAGACATAATAATTATGGTCGCGAAAGAACAAGAAGAAGATTGAATAATCAAGTGGTAAATAAAAATAGTCTTAAAAGAAAACGTAATGAAGTTAACAAAGAATTAAAAAGAATTGAGAGAAATGAAGCGGAACAAAGAAAAAGAGCAGAACAAAATAAGAAAAAGACTAATTCTTTCAAGGAAGCTTTGCGTGAATTGGACCCATTTAATAGATTGAGTCATCACAAAGTTAATGTTGCTTATAAGGAGTATGCTAATAAAATGAAAAGACAAGGCAATCCAATTACAGATCAGGAAGCTGGATTGGGTAAATTTTTAGATACTCTTGATGTTAGAGCATTTGCAGCGTTAGGATCAAAACCTTTTTCCAAAACTGAAAAAGAAGCTTTAGAGAAAGCGATTAAGGAATCTGGTTCAAGATTTAATACTTATGTTGATTTCTTGAAGGGTGTTATGAAGATTGCTTGTAATAATAGTGGTGCTCAAGAAAAACGTAAAAGAGAATTGAAGGAGTTGGAAGCAAAGGTTAAAAAATTAGAGGAGAAAAGTAAGAGAAATATTTCTGAAACACATGAATATTTAACTGCTTTAGCTAAAATTGGTCATATGAAAAATGAATGGAATACTACTAGAAATAATGCTAATTCATATAATAAGAAAGCTAAAAATGCACTTCAGAGATCAGTTGATAACGAATGTGAAAAGAAATTAGTGGCTAAAGTTTTAAAATATATCTACAAGAAACTCGGTGATTTACAATCTTCATATGATGAAATTTCGGATGAGAAATTTAAAAAACTATTAATAAAGGTTGATGTTATGAGAAACAATAAAAGTATTTCTGATGTTTTGAAATCTGGAGGCTTCGAAGTTGTACGTGAAAAACTCAAACAAATTAATAAAGCATTAGAAAGAAATAAATATACAATGAAAAACAAAAAGATTGTTTTTAACAAGAAATTAGGTTCTTCAATTAAAAAAATACTCGCACAAATTGATGATGTTGAATACTTCACAAAAGATTTAGATGATATGTTAAAAAAAAAGCAAATCCATGACCACAAGTAGTAGCTCAGGTTATGGAAGTAGCTCAGGTTATGGAAGTAGATCAGGTTACGGAAGTAGAAGTTATGGAAGACAATAAACTGATAAATCTTTTTTTTTTTTTTACATTTAATATTTTTTAATTTGAAAATATTAAATATCTCCTATATTTATAGGATGTCTAATAATAATAATAAAAATAATTTAGACTTAGAATCAAATGAAGAGCCAGAATCCAATAATGAAAGCAGCGAGTCAAATGAAGAACCAGAATCTAACAATGAAAATGAAAACAACGAGTCAAATGAAGAGCAAGAATCCAATAATGAAAACAATAAAAACAATGAAAACAATAAAAATAACAAAGTTGATAAAGTGACTTTAGTTGAGGAAAAAAATGTAGAGGGTGATATTGTTGAATTTGTGAAAAATAATATTAACACTAAAAAATCAAATGGTGAACCACTTTATTGGGTTCTTCCAAACAAATTGTATTTTCCAAGTTGGGTGAGTTCAACTTTTGCTGAATTCAAGTTATCAGCAGTTCCCGAGAAAATTAAGAAAGGTGTTTTTGCCCCACTTAAATACCAAAGATTTCTCAAAAAATATATGCAACCAGTAAGTCCTTACAGAGGTCTCCTTTTATATCATGGACTTGGTTCAGGTAAAACTTGTACTGCTATTGGTATTGCTGAACAATTCAAGGAAAAGATGAACATTGTTGTTATGTTACCAGCTTCTCTAAGAGATAACTTTATCAAAAAGGGTATTTTGTTTTGTGCGGATCAAAGATACAAAAATGTAACAAATAGTTATAAAAAAGTTTACACTTTTATCAGTTATAATGCTTCAAATACTCCTGATCAGATTAGAAGAATTGGTAACTTAGATAATAAGGTTATTATTATTGAAGAGGCACACAACTTAATCTCTATGATGGTTGGTGGTGTTATTGGTAATAACAAGAATGGTAAATTTATTTACGACAGTCTTCTTAACGCCAAAAACTCTAGAATTGTTGCATTGACTGGTACACCAGTTCAGAAAGATCCTTATGAATTAGCTTTGTTGACAAATGTTTTGAGAGGAAAGATCGAGATCACACAGTTTCAAATTACAAAAGTTGGATACACACATGGTCAAAAGCCAGATTTAAGTGATTTAGAAAAAGAGTTGGCCGAACTTGATGCTGTTGATTATTTGGATTTGAACGTAACTTCTAAATTTATTGAGCTTCACATTACTGTTCATAGTTACAATAAAGAGTATAAATTAGTCATTGCTCAAATTAAGGAACTTTGTAACAAACATGATATTGAAGTCCGTCACAGTGGTGTTGAAGGTGTTCTTCTTTTCCCAGAGGAACCAGAGGATTTCGATAATGAATATGTTACAAGTGATCACCTTGGAGAAAGATTACGCGATAAACAAATTTTCCAAAAGAGAATCATGGGTTTAATCTCTTATTATCAAGTTAGTAAAGAGGATTATCCAGATATGATTGACAAAGGTATTTTGAGAGTTCCTATGAGTGATTATCAAGAAGCTTATTACAATGTTTTGAGAGATAAAGAAAAGAAAAGTGAATCCGGAAGATCAATTGCAACATCTTCAAAGAGAAGAAAAGGAGAATCAAAGAGTACATTCCGTGTGTATACTAGACAAGCTTCCAACTTTGTTTTCCCAAAAGATATCCCTCGTCCATACAAAGATAAGAAGTTTGTTGTTTTTAAAACTAGTAAAGATGAAAATAACAGAGAACAATCACAAGAAGATATGGAAGAAGAAGTCAAGAACATGAACAAAGAGAATAATATTGATGAAGGTGAAGAGAAGATGGATAAAGAATACAGAATGAGACAAGCCAAAGCTCTTGCTGAATTAACAAGTAGAGCTGGTGAATATTTGGTTCCCGGACCAGAAGGTTTAGATAAATTGAGTCCAAAGATGCTTATGATTTTGGAAAACATCAAAAAATGTAAAGGTTTAGTGTTTGTTTATTCAAACTTCAGATCTATGGAAGGTGTTGGTATTTTTGCCAAAGTTTTAGAGGCAAATGGTTACTCTAAATATGGTTCGGATGATGACAAACCTAAATATGGTATTTATTCTGGAGCGGAGGATGAACAAGAACGTTCAAAATTAATTGAAGTATTTACTTCACCAGATAACAAGGATGGTAAAAGAATTAAGATTATTATGGCTACATCTGCAGGTGCAGAAGGGTTGGATTTAAAAAATATTCGTCAGGTCCATGTTATGGATCCATATTGGTATGAGAGTAGAATTGATCAGGTTATTGGTCGTGCTATTAGACGTGGTTCACACGATGATCTTCCAGAAAGTGAAAGAAATGTAGAGGTTTATAGATATTTGACCGTTTATCCAAATCATATAAAGGAGAATAAAAATAGACCAAAGAATTCAATGGCAACTGATGAATATATTAATCACAACTCTAAAAAGAAACAGAAGGTCATTGATCAGATTCTTTTGAGTGCAAAAGAGGCTGCTGTTGATTGTAGTTTATTCAAGAAACAAATTAAGGAGGATTATACTTGTTTGGATTTTGGAGATCAAGTTAGAAGTGATGAATTATCTTATCATGCAAGAAGAAGTAAAAATGTTTCTCATAATATCCGTGAGACAAAAGTTACTTACAAGAAAGCTTTTGTTAATAAAAAGACCCGCGAAATCTATTTCTACGATTCAAAAGCCAAAAAGATGTTGAAACAAAGTAATAAAACGAAGAAAGATGTTAAACCAGAAGTCGAACAAGCCAAGAAAGATAAGAAATTGATTCCTGTTTATGTTGACTTTGATAACTTATCCATATTCACTTTGAAATCTATTAAGAATGATAAACCAAAACAGATTGGTATGATTAATACTAATGGTCGATTTAAGAAGATGTAAAGTTTGCCAATAAGAAAATTACATGTTATTTAACTTTTATACAAATTACATTTTGTAAATTTGAAATATTGAAACTCATTATTTCACATGATGGAATACCATATGATTACCAATGTATTTGTGACGGTCCAGTAAAAGAAGGAAATATTGAAATGCTCAACTACATTTATGAAGAACTTGATTTTAAGAATAATGAAATTATGACTAAAGAAATAGACCCAACAATTGATACAATTTGGAATGATCATCCATTTTATTCCTTTATTGTGAGTGGAAAAATAGAAATATTCAAATATCTCTATAAAAAAGGTTATCCTGTTGACGAAAACTTGATTATAGGTACTGCTATGAAAGGTTTTCATCTTGAAATTATTCAATATTGTTTGAAAAAAGGAATGAATTTTGATAGAAAAGTTTATATTGAAACATATGGGAATGAATAAGAATAAAAAAAAAATGATTTATTCACATAAAAGGTTTTTATAACATATATTATAGTAATGCTAAATCTATTCATTTTTAGAAGAGATTACCGTATCGTTGATAATACTGGTTTGATTGATGCTTTGAAAAATTATGAAAATGTTGTTCCAATCTTTATCGGAACTCCTGAACAACTGGTTAAAAACCCTTACAAAGCCAATTTTGGTGTTCAATTTCTATGTGAATCTTTATGTGAATTATCCGATGAATTAGAAAGTAATGGTTCAAAATTATATTGTTTCTTTGGAGATAATGTAGATATATTGGAAAAAATTATGAAGAAAAATGAGATTGAATCAGTTAATTTTAATGGTGATTATACACCTTATGCAGTAAAAAGAGATAAACAAATTGCAGGATTGTGTAAAGATTTTGGTGTTGAGTGTAATGTTTACCACGATTATTTATTGTCACCTCCTGGTACTATTTTAACACAAGTAAATACTCCTTACAAAGTTTATGGTCCATTCCGTAAAAAAGAAGAAGCTTTGAAAATAGATAAACCTTCAACTTCCAAAAAAACAGAATTGAAAAATCTTTATTCTGGGACATTAAAAGGCGTTAAAGTATTAAAATCTACTTTTTTAAAAGATTATTACAAAGAGAATAAGAACGCTAATACAACAGGAGGTCGTAAGAAAGCTTTGATTATTCTTAAAAACATCTCCAAATTTGGCAATTATCAAAAATATCGCGATGAGCTTACTTATGAAACAACTGAATTGAGTGGTTATATCAAATTTGGTTGTGTTTCTATTAGAGAGGTGTATTGGGCTATTAAAAATAAGATTTCAGATGCTTTATCTGAACAAACTTTAATTAGTCAACTTATTTGGAGGGATTTCTATTATCATTTGTTATTTTTTTATCCAGAATTCTTGAATAATTCTATGAGAAAGAAGTTTAAGGAATTTAAATGGATTGATAACGAGAAGTGGTTTAAGGCTTGGTGTGAGGGGAAAACAGGTTATCCTGTTGTTGATGCTTGTATGAGACAGTTGAATAAAACTGGATATATGCATAATAGAGGTCGTTTGATAACTAGTAACTTTTTGACCAAGATTTTAATTTGTAATTGGAAATGGGGTGAGAAATATTATGCTCAGAATTTGATAGATTATGATCCAGCAGTCAATAATGGAAATTGGCAATGGAGTGCTGGGACAGGAAGTGATACTGCACCATATTCACAGAGAATTTTTAATCCGTGGACACAAAGTAGTAAATTTGATCCTAACTGTTTTTACATTAAAAGATGGGTACCAGAATTAAAGAACGTACCCAATAAAGATATTCACAATTGGATAACTGCTTGTGAAATACCAAAATATAAGAAATTGAAATATCCAAAACCAATAGTTGATTACAAAACTCAAAGAGATGCGGTTAAGAGAATTTACAAATTAATATAAGCTTTAGCGAATGTTAATTTGCTTCTTTATAAGACAAATTAATATAAGCGTTAGCGAATGTTAATTTGCTTCTTTATAAGACAAGACAAATTAATATAAGCGTTAGCGAATGTTAATTTGCTTCTTTATAAGACAAGACAAATTAATATAAGCGTTAGCGAATGTTAATTTGCTTCTTTATAAATATGAATGTAGATTTAATAAATTTATCTATATAAATAATAAAATGTGTGGTATAACGATGTTAATAGATAGATTGAAAAAAGGCAATGCATTATCGTATGTTTTAAAAAGTCTTGAACAACTACAAAATAGAGGTTATGATTCTTTTGGTGTTTCATATTTAGCAAAAGATGTTTATAAAACAAGTAAAATATGTATAAACGAAAGTTCTGATGATATCTTTAATATATTTCATGAAAGAAATAAGAATATTAAAACAAATATTGCGCTTGGACATAGCAGATGGGCAACACATGGAAAAATATCAAATAATAACGCACATCCACATATTTCTATGAATAATATATTTTGTTGTGTTCACAATGGAATTATAGAAAATTATATTGAATTGAAAACAAAATTAACGAATGAAGGATACATATTTTATTCTGAAACTGATACGGAAGTTATTATTAATCTTGTTGAATATTACTATAAACAATATAATGATGTTGAAAAAAGTATTAAACAAGTAATTGATGAAGTTGCAGGAACGTATGGACTAATTATATGTGATATGAGAAATTCAAATTTTTATATAATAAGAAATGGATCTCCATTATTATTGGGTATAAATGAAGAATTCATAATGATAACATCTGAAAATAGAGGGTTTTTAAATCTAATCAAACACTATTATAATCTTAAAGAGAATGATTTGATTATTATAAAAAATGGCAATGTTATTGTTGATAAATTTGATAAGTTATATGAATGTAATAACACATGTACAGAATTAGGTGATTATAATCATTACACATTGAAAGAGATAGATGAACAATCGAACACGTTACTTATGTCATTAAATAATGGAGCAAGATTGATGAATAATAGTGTTAAATTAGGTGGTATTGAATATTTATTGTCTTATGTAGAGGATATAAAAAATATTGTATTTTTGGGATGTGGTACTAGTTTTTATGCTTGTAATATTGGTATGAGGTATTTTAAAAAATTTTGTATGGATGTTAATTATTTTGTTTATGATGGTGGTGAGTTTACTTTAAAGGATATACCTAGTAATGGTTTATCGTTGTTTGTTTTTTGTAGTCAGTCTGGTGAGACAATGGATTTGATTCAACAGGTTGATATGTTGAGGAAGATGGGTGAATTAACAATGGGTATTATAAATGTGATAGATTCAACGATTGCAAAAAAAGTGGATTGTGGTATTTATCTGAATGTTGGTAAAGAGATTGCTGTTGCATCAACGAAATCTTTTACGAGTACGCTTTTAATCCTTAAACTTTTTTCAATTTGGATGTATCAATATAAAAAAGGAAAGAATTTGATGATGATGAATTCAATAAAAGATATAAATAGTTTAGTTTTACAAATTAAGGAAATAAATTCAAATTATGAAAATATTGTCAAAAATATTGATTATAAGAAATTCAAAAATAATATTTTTATTCTTGGTAAAGGAAAAATGGAATTTATAGCTAAAGAATGTTCATTAAAAATGAAAGAAATTTGTTATATTCATGCGGAAGGATATAGTGGATCATCTTTAAAACATGGTCCGTTTGCTTTATTAGATGATAATTTTTATGTGATATTATTGGTAGATAGAGTTAATAAGGTGAAGATGATGAATGTGTATAATCAGATAAGGAGTAGAAATGTGAGTATTTTGGTGATAACTGATGATAATAGTTTAGATGTGGATGATAAGATTGTTTTGCCGGAAAATGATGAATTACAAGATATTATTTTTATTGTATTTTTACAAAAATTAATTTATAATATATCAATTAATCGTGGTATAAATCCTGATAAACCGAAAAATTTAGCGAAAGTTGTTACGGTTTATTAATAAAAAAATTGAATTAAAAATATTAAAAAGTTATAATTTTTAATATTAATCATGAAGAAATTCGTTGTTTCTGTTGTTAATTTCTTTTTTGAAGAATTACATAAAATCAATACAAAACTGTATGTTTTTGATACTAAAGAGGATGCGCAAGTTTATATTCAAAAATTTTTGGATAAATCAAAAAATGATGCCGAATATACATTAGGTGAACAATGTGTTGTATTTCCACAACTATCTAAATAAGGTTTTGAACCATATTGATTTTGTAAATGGATAATTTGATTTTTTTTAAGTCCCGTAAATGTATCTTAACCCGACGATGTTGAATTATCAGATAAAACCATTCCTGAAAGTTGAGAACCAGACATGCCAAGAATCTCTTCATTAGCTGTATGTAATTCTTCTCCTTCAGAAAGAAGAGCCTCAACATCAGGAGTCATTCCTTCACTACTTGTGTAACCTTCTGTTAATTGTGTTAATTGTGTTAACTGTGTTAATTGTGGAGGTTCTTGTAGTTTCTGGATACTAGAAATTATAACCAATAAAACAATTAAGAATAACAAAATAGCTATTTTTCCAACTGCTTTCATTTTACTATATAGTAATATAATAAAATAATTTTTACTTCAATATCTCTTTATTCCATACATTATATAAGAAAGAGTTTAAAAGAGATAGTGTCTCTTTATTTCCTTAACCACAAAGTACGAAAAACCAAATAAAACGTAAATAAAATAATAAAAACAATTCCAAACATAAAATATATTTGTGGTGTTTCCAAACAAGCAAGAAAAATAGTTTGAAATGTTTTGAAATAACTTTCAACACAGTGATCTATAATAGATAAACACCTGTTGAATAACAAATCAAAAACAATAAAATACATCATTACCGAATTACCAATTATCTTCACAATATAATGCATCAAATGAATGATATCACCATCTAAGTCATTTTGAACTAAACAAGAACAATCCATAAAGAGAGATTGCATCTCTCTTTTAAACTCTACGCTCCGACTCCCACTTCGTGGGATCGGGTTAAATTGGTTCCGTTATTTTTATAAAAAAAATTATCAAAATATTGTTCTATTATTTTATAACTAATTTGACCCGATCCCACGAAGTGGGAGTTGGAGCGTAGAGTTTAAAAGGGAGATGTAATCTCTGTTTGGATGGTCTTCCAGACCATGCTGCTGCACTCGTAATCGGAGCCATCACTCCTGCAGCTCTCGCCGCCGCAAGAGCTTTTCGCCAATCTGTTTTGCCGGCATTTGAAGGCATGGATCGCCATCCGCCGAGCGGCATGATAGCTGACCATTCCCTTCCAGATGTACTTGTTTTCCTTCAACCACCGTTTGGTGCGGCGGAACAGCTCTGGATCCACATGCTTGCGTTTGCGTTGTGCGCTTGGTGGTGGTGGATCAAACGTGATGTTGAAGGAGCGTCGGCAGTCTGGGCATTTACCGATCACAATGAACGGCGCAACTCTTCCTGTGTCAACATCCCCTTTGGTGAACGTGTTGGTCTTGTATTCCAAGGAGAATCTGCACAAGCAGTGCGGGCAACTCGTGGGTACAGGACCCAACACAAAAACATGCTTTCGTCTGAAGGCATAATCATTATTTGACTTATAACCACTCTGATTAAAGTTATGTCAATTTTATTGTGAGTGATTTATTGACGTTTAACGTTTTTTTTTTTTGAGGAATTTTATAATTTGTTTTCTGAAAAAATAGCATGGTGTTCCAATAACAATGAGAGCTAATATTATACAAGCTATTATTAAATATTCACGTTTGATTAATACATAATCGTTTGTGTTTTCAGTGTAATAAGCATTCTCTCTTCTTGTAATATCTCCATTTTTACAATTAACAACCTGTAAGAAGCATCTCTTAGTTGTGCCATCAGCTGGTTTTATACAACCTTTTGTCCTGTTCTTCTCCCTCTCAGTATCGGTAGTTTTGCTACATTTAGCTCTGAAAGATTCAAATTTCTCTTTAACTTCTTTATAACTGGGGATTCTACAATCCGGAACTCCAAGTTTGTTATTAACCTTATTATGCATCATGTAAAACCAATATGTAAGATCTTTGCGACTTGCTAAATACTTCTCAATTGGTATTTGTTCCATGAAATCTTGATAAGACATTCTACAATATTTACAAGGAAGAACATAACCTAAATCTCTGAAAAAACGTCTAGTTCGTTCTCTTCTGGTTAAATGTTCTTCTTTATTCATCATGATCATGTATGGGTATCCGAATGTAACGCAGTGGAGAAATAACCAACCAGGTGGACCCCAGATTTTGGTCATCATTCCGTTGTCAATATTTGGATCTTCACACTCTCCGTGACAAGTTTTACCATGCATCATACAAAATTTTTCATTTGAATTCATCACCATTTGGTATATATTATAAATTGAGATTTTTTTTCAATTTTATAGTATAATGGATCAAAAGCATATCTTAATTTTGCGATCTGAAATTAAAAATGGTTTTGGTGATTTTATTCATTTAAAGGAAATCAGGTAATCACCAACAAAAAGGATACCATCAATTAAAATTATAAAGGCTTCTCATTTCATTTGGTCCTCTGTGATAAGATTCGTACAAATTTTTTCATTTGAATTCATTACCATATAAATCAAACAACAAAGTTTCCGTAGAATTAAAACCAGTCCAATTATCAGGATTTTGTAAAAAAATATCAATAATTACTTTTTCGTCGCTTAATAATACAGCTTTAGCCGCATTTAACATCTTACTAATCTCTAAACATTTGTTGTAAAGTTCAGGATTGGTTATTATCTTTTGTTGATGTTTATCAGGATGAAATCTAATAAATTGTTTTTTGTAATATTTTTCAATTTCTTTATTAGAAACCAAAGAATATTTTTCATAAGAAATACCAAGAACATGATAAGGGTTAATACCTTTATATTTACCCTTATATAATTTACCATTAACAGCATTTCGTTGTTGTTCATGTTGTTCTTGTTTTTGCCAATACTCTTTTTGCTGTCTACGCATTTCACGTTCGGCTTCTTCTCTTCTCCGTTTATCACGTTCTTCGATTTGTCTACGTTTTTCAGCATGTAATCTCCCTATTTTTTTACGATATTTTTTTGAATTTTGTAGTTGTTTTTGAATTTGAGTAGCTTGTTTTTTTCTTTTCAGTTCAAATTCTAGATTACGTTTCATCTCTTCACGTCTAAAAAACATTTCGTCTTGATAATTCTTTTCAGCTTGTTTTTTAGCTTTTTTTGCAATTATCTTTTTCTTTTTTTTGTATTCTTCTTGTTTTTTAATTTTTTTTTCCCGTAAGATTTGTTTCCTATTTTTTTTTTTAATTTTTTTCTGTTCCATTTTAATAATTTCACGTTTTCTATTTTCTGTTAAACATTGATTCTTACGTATCTCACATTCAATATTCTCAATTTCATCAGTTACGGTTTCCAAATTACATGTTTGAGTATTTGTACAAAGTTTATTTCCAAAAATATCATAAGTGAATATTAAATTAGAAAATAAACTTGTCGTGACTTTGTAATTTTTATTATTAACATTTATGTCAATTATATAAGTTATCGGTACAACGTTATTTTTATATAATTCAATAATTTTTTGTCTATTAGAAATAACTGTTTCATTTTTCTTTGTTACACAATTTTTCGAACAAATATTGTCAGCACCAGATCCAAAACCTATTGTAGAAATTTCATAAATATTTTTTTTATATACAAATAAAGCTTTGCGTAATATTTGCATACGTTGAACTTTTTTACCAGAAAAACATAATTCATTATTATCAATTTGAACTATTTGTCCAGTTTTCAAATTGTAATCTTTTACTTGATTAATAAAATGTTCATTTTTATTATCCATTGGGAGAATAATCTTCCAAAAATTCGATAATGATAATACAATGCCTCTTTTTGTCATGATTAATTCTATTAATTAGAATATTAAATAATTTTTAAATTCAATTTTTATTTTATAATTAGTCTTAAATTTACTTCAATTTAGCCAACCTTTCCTCCAAATGTGTTTGTTGATCATTTAATGCTTTGTAATGAAAATCAATAACAATGTTGTTCTCTTGTTCATAAAAGTCTATAACTTTTCTCAAGTATACTTTCAGTTCATTATCTTTCAGATATTTCATAAGAGATACTAAATGTGAATAGTTTGGGTTTTTACCAAACTGTTTAATCAACTTTTTATCAAATCTTTTAGACATACCAAAATCAATGAGGTAAACGTGACCATTATTAATCATAATATTCCGTCCAATATTGGAATCATTGTGGAAAATATTGAGTTTTCCCAGTTTTTCATAAAGTTCAATAATCTTTTTTAACATATTGAGATTAAGTTTGTACTTTTTGGTATAATCAAGTAGTGTATACTTCATATATTCCATTACAATACAACTACACTTCTCAACAACACTAACATCACTAAACAACTTGGGTGCAATACCAGCTGTTGAACACTCTTCTAAAAGTTCAAACTCTTTTTTAATCATTTTTACACTTTTACGGTTTTTAAAACATTTAACAACAGCATGTTTCTCACTATCATGATGATATTTGAGAAGAAAAACGCGACCGTCTTTTCCATCAACACCTAACTGTTTTTCAATTGACCATTCTGGACAACATAACTTAAAATTTGCTAACGTTTTTGTGTAAGACATATTATAACATATTCTATAAAAGGTTACTATGAAATAAAAAAATCAGTTTTTTCATAGTAACAAGAAAAAAGTTGGTAATTATTTAAGTAATCTTAAAAGATGCTCCCATTCAGATGAATACATATTAATACCAGATGCTTTGAAAAAGCAGTTAGTAGAATAATATGGTCTATCTCTTTCGTCTACGTATGGCCATGATGGGCAAACAATAAATATTTTGTAATCTTTCCTCATTTTCTTGGTTGCAAAAGCAACTCCCAATTCTGTAAAAGTTCCACGATATGGATATTTATCATCATCCATAATTGCAATTAACGCATCGGCATTCATAACACCATCTATGTCATGATCCGCCATATCTTGAAAAGTGTTACTTGAATCACTCTCATAAGTTGTCCAATCGTGTGTGATTTCATGACCAAGTTTTTTCAAGTCATTCATATAACCTTGAATCTTTTCTTTGTCATGCCATTTTCCAGCAACGTAAATCTTCATTAATAATGAGTTTTTTATAAATTTTTTTGTTAGTAAAAAAAAAAATCAATTTTTTCAGGATTATTCCTGTTCGGGAAGACGAAGGCCGTCAACAATCTTCTGGAAAGCACCAGCTCCAGCGTCTCGGTCATACAACCAAGGATCGACCTCATCTCCACTCAGATCACACTTAATACAACGTCCATTGAAATAGTCAATATAACTCTTTACAGCTTTCTCAGCTGCCTTTACGTCAAATGGTGGCGCAAGAATTACATCAAACGAGTTAAAGAATGCTGCTGGTCGCATATTCTCCCACAACGCCTTAAGAAGCGCGATCTTGTTCAAACCTTTGATACTAATTTTTCCAGACATGTTCAATATTTATGCTCAAATACTCTTGGAAAAAAAAATCATTTTTCTAAAAAGCAAAATGACTTAAAGAGTTTTTTTTACTATTTAAAGTACATAAAAGAAAATGTCAACAAATAGCTTGAAAAAAGGTAACTATATTGTATTCAATGATGAATTTCCATGTTCTATATTGGAGATTAATAAATCGGCACCGGGAAAGCATGGTCATGCTAAATATAACATGATGGGTCGTAACTTATTGACAGGAAATAAGCATAATATGGTGTTGAATCATCATGACCGGCCTAATTTTGTGGAGGTGAAGAGGAGGACTTTGTATTGTCAGTATTTTGATGATAATTATGCTTATGCTGTGGATGATGAAGGTGATGAGGAGACTTTTTTTGTGAAAGGTGAAGAATTGGTGGAGAAGATTGAATCAGGGAAGTATGATGATGGATGTGATATTAGTGTTATGGATTTATCGTATACTTTAGGTGGTGATGATGAACCTAGGCAAGAGAGTGTTGTTATGGAGATTAAATGAACGATTGGGAAAAATTGATTTTATAAATTTATATATCTATATAAATTTATAATAGAGTTATGGATGTTAATGTTTCTAAAGTAGTGAAAGGAGATATTATTCTTATCAAGAATCATCTTTCGAGAGTAATTTCAATACAAATTAATAATCCTAGTAAAATGGGAAGCAGAAAATATTGTATTTTGGGTAAATCTATAGAGAATGATAATAAATATTTTCAGGTATTTCGTCAAGGTGATATATGTAGTATGTTAATTAGCTCAGAAGAGCTTAAAAATATCAGTATATAGAATATGATGGTTAAAGTAGCTTATAATGATTTAAATATTGGTTCTTTTATAATTTTTAGCAAAGATCCAGAAATTATTTGTAAAAAAAATACAATTGATAGTCATGGTAATTTTCGGATAGATTGTGAGAATTTGGTAACAGGAAATATGAATATGATATTGTGTAGTACGAGTGTTAATTTGGAATTTGTTGATGTTACAAAAGAGGTGAATATAATGTTTGGTAGAGAAATTAATGAGAAGTTGAAATTAACGAGGAAACACCTGTTGAATAGAAATTACTCAGATGATGTTAAATATCATGTGACTACTTTGAAAATAAAAGAAAAGATTATTATTTATGATATTGTTGAACATAATTAGATCAGAATTTCATTCTTTTGTCTGAGTTTGTTGAGTTGATAGAAATACAAATTCATATTTGGAATCTTCACCTTGAATTCATTATTTCTTACTAGTTTTTTGAAAATTGGATTATTCTTATACTTCCCATGAAGTTCATCAATACAATATTGGAAAAAATCAACCATATTGTCTTTATGTTTAATTGGAATTTCTAACATTTCACACATTTTCTTGGTATACATATTACTCAAATTGAATTGGTTAACACCTTTCATAATACAATTTGCGATTGTGTTGTTCCATGTTTGGGATTGTATTGCCTTCATTAGATTATTTTTCTTCTTGTGAATAATTGCGACATAAATGAGGATAGAGAAGAACATTATGTCATACATGAACTTGACATCCATGTTGTCGAAAACACGAAATTCAAATCCAACTCTATTTGTAGACTTCTTCTTAGCACAGAGTGGAGTATCGCGTATCTTCTTTGTTTTTCTGTTGAAATAATATCTGTAAAACTTACCATTAGTCTTTCTTACAAAAATTGGTTCCCAACCTTTGACCAAAGGTTGTTCGAAGTTGGTATTCCAAAATGGACTTCGCAAGTCGGCACCAATTGTTGTGTCTTCTTTGTTGGATTTCTCCCAGATAATATCCAAATATGTCTTAACCTTTCTTTTATTACATTCGAATCTTGTATTAATTTCATCTATTGTAATATTTCTCTCTCCTAATCTATTATAATTAAGGAGTTTCTTGTTATTCTTATCGTAAACGCAAACCTTGAGTGGAGGGTATTTCTCAACAGAATTATTTGTTAAAATATTTTCCAAAAGTCTTTTATCATCTCTTCCATCATAATAATAAGATAATTCGAATTTTGTACTTGTTCTCTCTAATAAAGTTGGATCACTTGTACCATAACCACTGTGAGCATTAAGTAAATATCTGAAAGTACCGAAGTTGTCGTAAATATTATTTGTGTAAAACACAAAAAACAAGGGTTCACACCATTGGAGCAACATCGCGAGTTTTACATGTTCATTTACGAAACTATCTAAACTTTTAGATGGCATTGTTAACCAAAGGTGATATGAACCGTAATAATCATTTTCATAAATATTATCATCAAGGTAGTTACCGTCTAAATAGATAAGATTTTTGTCTCCACCACGAACCATTTGGACAACTTCACCATATGCGAAATACTCTGAGTTTTGGTAGATTTTGTTAAGTGTTTTGACAACAATATTTTGGTAGATTTCTACTTCTCTAATAACATTTTCTATTTGGACATTTTTGAATTTAAGATTTTTGTATTCAATAAGTGGTCCAGTTGGTGTCCAATCACGACTGATTGCTTCGTGATAATTCATGTTGATTAGGTATTTAATTGGATAATCAATATCTACACTTTCCCTTTTTTCAAGAAGTTCATCTACAGATAAGTTGATAAAGTTTAATTTTTTATTGGACATGTAAATGTAGGCGTCTAGAAGGTATTCAAGTTGTTCATACATTTCGTTTTTTGACATGAGCCTGTAATTTGTTTTTTCAATATCAACAATTTGTGTTTGGGTAACACTTTGGATTATACTTGTAATAGTTTTTCTTTGAGTTAAGAAACATCTCATGCTAATTGATGCTTTTTTGATATCTGGAAATAATTCTTTTTTGTTTTTATCAAGTGAATTTAATTTATTTTTCATTTTATTCAAATAATAATTTTTGAAATCTGAGATTGCGTTTATAATTGAATTTTTATCAACATCTGTCAATTTCTTTTCACTTACATAAGTATGATTCCAAAAATAATCACTATTTAATGTTAATAAGAAATTGAAAATAGTTGGATTTAAATTAGTTCCTTGTAAGTTCATAACAATATTCATATTACTATTCACAAATCTGTAATAGTTGTATTCTATGTATTTTTTGTAGAGATTATGTAAATTTTTGTTTTCAATTTTAACTTTTTCAAAAAACTTCAAAGTTTTTATTGATTTTGATTTTAATTGGAGTGTAGTGTTAATATCAACTTTATTAAGTCTGTCATTGTAAAGTTTCTTTTTTATTAACATTTTCCTTAATGTATTTGTTAGTTCAATGTTATCAGTGAAATCTTTAAAAACCTTCACATTACTCTTTTTTAGTGTATCATAGTTTTCAATATAATAATTGACAATATTTGCTTGGATATTACTTGTTAATGAATTTAAGACACTATTGGAAAGAAGGATTGTTACTTGTTCCAACATATAATAAATTGCATTTATATCTATTTTTTTCTTTAGTTTATTGAATCTCAAATTAAAAATATGATTTATATTTTTCACTTGTAAAACACTTTTATCTTCTTTTGCATTAGTTATTACATTTTTGTCAAATTTTTTATTGATTATTTTTAAAAGTTTTTGAGATTTACTATCATCTTTTTCCTCAAGAAAAATTTTCAATAAATTAATATTAGGTACAATATTTTTGGCGAAACCTAATCGCACTTCATGTTCAAGACCTATTCCCCACATATAATATAATTAAGAAATAAATTATAGATAAAATATAGGTTATATTATATGTTTTATATTGATAAAGAAATTTACAATGATGACAATAAAGAGAGTTATTTACATCATCATATTGGATTTATTGTTTGGTATATCATTTTTTTAGGAATAATTCCTTTCATTATTATTAAAACTGGCGGAATACAGGGGATGCGTATATATTTACCAGTTATTGATTTGATTGCTAATATTTCTTCCCTTTCTGGAAAAAAGAATAAACAAATTTTTAAAGATGTTTACAGTTTATCACCAAATAATTTAATATCTTTCATCTCAACAAACTTTGTCAATTTATTAGCTTTATCTGGTGTTGCTTGGAATGGAGTCAAAGTTGCAATGGATAAAAAAAGCACAATAATTGGTATCCATGTCATGATCATTATGTATACAATGACATATTTACTTCCAACACAAGGTATCCCTTATGTTGTCAAATATTTGGAAAAGAATTTTGATGATAATTTTGGATTTAAATATGACAAAAATAAAATCAACCCATTTGGCTATTTAGCAGGTATTATCGCAATTATCACACTCTATTTCTCAGAATCATTTTTAATTTATAAATACCTATCCCTCTATGGCGAATAAAGAGAGATTGCATCTCTCTTTTGTCTACCCCCTTCCGTAGGAAGAGGGTGATCGGCTTCGCCACTGTACAAATTGGTTATAAAATTCTGTTTTATAACCAATTCATAACCAATTTGTACCGTGGCGAAGCCACGAGCGTAGAGTTCAAAAGAGAGATGCAATCTCTCTTTAGATTTTGGACTGCCTGACAAGTCTATTGAACTCAGAAAGTTTTGTTAAAGTCATTCCATTTTCTTTTATAAAGTGTAAGATATCAATGTAATTTTCCAAATCAGAACAACCACCAATTGATATATTTCGTTGTTTATTGCTTTTATTGTCTTTTTGGATATAAATTTGTGGGAAGGTGTCTACTTTTAATTCTTTTTTAATTTCTTCTTTTTTATCATTATTTTTGATACGTATAATAGTGTGTTTAATTTCATAAGCTTTTAATATTTTTACAGCTTTTTGTGAATATGGGCATCCAATGAGAGAATAAATTAATATTTTCATTTATATCTTATTGATATAAAAAAAAATTGATTTAATTAAAATGATAGGTTTGTATTTTGAACGAAAAATTATGAATACAATAATGATTCAATTTGAATATATGGATTTTATTACTCGTTACGAAAACTTGAGGAAAGAGATGTGTAGAGGTGATTTTCTAATATCGTATAAGATGTTTCAAATGAGAAGTGATCACATCAAGAAATTTGGATTTTGCTATAATTTGCCAAAACTTACAAGGTTGTACTCCTTATTCCATACTCAAGTAATTTATATTATAATTATAATGTATAACGTCCTCATAGAAAAAACATACTACTCCTTTATACAAATTCTATATATAAATTTATTTTTAAGTATTTTTGTTTTTAAGTTTTATACACTTTTATAACAACAGTTACCAACCCTTTTATGTACACAACTATCGATTATCGTTCTAGTGATAATTATTCATCTTACGATACAAAAGAAAGTGCTTTTGCAAAGGCACATCCAAATTGTAAAAGAATCTGCAATTGAAACAATTAAAAAGATTGATAAGCCAAATAGTACTGTTTGTCCACTTTATGATACAAGTGATGTGGCTGATATGGTTAAGGAAATCTTGAAAAATGACAATGTCCAATATTTGATATATGTTGGGGAAGGTCGTGGTGGATGGTACGGCGGATGATGAATTTTTTGAAATTTTGGATGAAAATTTTGAAAAATCTGGTAAATATGATATGTTATCGCGTTTCGATGGTATTCATGATAATTTTTATGGTTATCGTAAAAAGTAAAGTACTAATTATAATTACAAACCTTGACGATTTTTGATTAATTCTTCAAGATCACTACAACCACCTATTTCATATCTTCGGGTTGTAACAATCATGATAATATGTTTGGGGAAATGTTTGTTTGTCTAAAAATGCTTTGTATTTTTCTTTGTCTTCTTGGGAAACCGGTATGATGGTATGATTGTATATGGATAGTTATAATGACTGAGTAGATTCAAAGCTTTCTTTGAGTAAAAACATCAATCGAGATAATAGATAACATATTTTGGTTCACACTGCATTTATATAATTGGAAAACAAATTTTATTTTATAAAATAAAATCAGATACAATATTATATGATTGCTGTTTTTCCGGGTTCATTTAAGCCTCCTCACGCAGGTCATTTCAGTATTGTTGAAAATTTATTAAAACACAAAGATATAACTGAGGTTATTGTTTTAATATCACAAAAACCAAAACCAATAAATAACAAATTAATAAATATGACTTCAGTAATTGAAGCAAGAAAAGAAGCTAGAAAATATATCAGAGGTATTGACAAAATGAATTTACCAGAAATTTCTAAAAAAATAAAAGAATTAACACTTGAAGGAAAAATACCCTCCATCACACAAGATGAATCATATGAAATATGGAAACTTTATTTGAGTCTTTTATCAAAAACAAAACAAAAAAAGGTAAAATTAATGAAGAGTAGGGCTAAAAGCCCTGTTCAAAATGGATTTGTTATAAAGTTAGGGAAAGATGAAGCGAAGAAGGGAAATAAGATAGTTTTAGTGAAAAGTGCTAAAAATGGCGCTAATCATAGATTTGATTTTTATGATATGACAATTGGTAAAAAGAATATAGTAACGTTGGAAATACCAGAATTGGGAGATTTAAGTAGCACAAATATGAGAAATCTTATAGAAAAACATAAATATGATCAATTAAAAGATTTTGTTCCAAAAAAAACACCATTTAATAAGTTTAAGCGAATTTTTGACTTAGCCTAACAAGATATAATCTATATAAAAAAATATTTGCTTATTTATACAATAATAAAATGACTAGTTATAAAACTATTTTGGAGAGAAAACTTGAATATAAATATTCAGAAGTTGAATTTACTAATGTTTATTTTAGTTTTTTAATTGAATTCAGTAATAAAACCCTTGGATTTGAGTTACCAATTACTAAATTTCAGACAATTGTTGAGATTAATGATTATTTAATTAATTGGGTTGAAACTTCGGTTGATAATAATAATTGGGAAGTATTGGAAAGATTTGGATATATTTTGGAGAATTCAAAGCTGAATTTGATGGATATTTATTATAGAATTATGTTTAGGTTTAGTGTTATCGTAAAGGTTGGAATGGATTTGGATAAAGATTTTGATAAATTCCTTAATAATCATGTTATGGATGAGAATGAAGTTTCTTTAGTTAATATTGGTATAATGTATTTAGATTTATACGATTTATTGATGAGACATAGATCAACATTATCTAATAAGGGTGTTATTCAAAGTTTGTCTAGAATTGGGGATACTTGGTTTGAAACAATTGATTATACTATTGTTGATTTCCCAGAGAAGTTGAAGAATATTTTAACGGCTTTATATGATTCTATCAAGGATGTTCATCTAAAGAGTACTTATAAGTATTATGAATTGAAGGATTTAGAGTATAAATATTATGTTAATTATAATGGAAGAAATACCATTGATTCTACGCATATTTATTTGAGGTATTTTGATACAAAGAATAAAAAAACAGGAAAGGTTTTTTTGAAGAAACTCGAAACAGTTCGTAACTATTAAACGTTAAACTATTGAGTAAAAAAAAAAATGAAGAAAAATATTCAACATTTAATATAGATAAATGTTAAATATATCATTTGATAATTTGTCTTTGCCAAACAAAGCGACAATACCGAAATATATGATGGAATATATTAATACACTTTGGTCACAAATATTTTTGGATCTTAACAACAAAATTTATGAAAATGCCGAACTTGAAACATCTAAACAAATGAATGACGCAATAGATTCTTTTTGGAGCGTATTGGTTTGTTTCCAACATCTCATAACAAGTTTGAGGCAACGTTCTTTGTACCGACAGACACATGACTTGCTTTTGAATGCTAAGAATTATGTTAATATTTTGCCTGTTGAGCTTGATGATGTTAAAAATAATATTCGTGATTTGTGTAATAATTTGATGAAAAAACGTAATCAAATTCAAAGGAAAATTTACGAAGAGAAAAAAGATTATCGCGATATTTTTGCTCTACGTACTTAGGTCCACGGGTTTATACTCGAGAGATTTAAGGATTTTTCCAGTAGATTTATTATAAACGATGTAGTATTTACCATTATCACTTTGTCGATAAGCTGGTGAATCGTATGGTGATAATCCTTTATTGAAGCGTTGTTGATAATTTTCTACTGTTAATTTTGCAAGATCTTCAGTTTTGCAGAATTTGGTCATATTTGACTTATGTACCTTATCATAATCACCATCTGCATCAATTCCGAAAGATGCGGCGGTACCATAAACAACGTAAAGAATATCTGCAATCGCATCACGGACTTCTGGGAAATCCCTTTGTTTAATAGCTTCTTTAAGTTCATTAAACTCTTCTTCGATGAGTCCAAGACGGAGATTTACAAGTTTTTCGTTGTCAAGTGCATCATATTGGTGTTCAAAATGGTTATCAAGGTTGGAAGTTTCGTGGAATTCGCGGATTTTTTGAAAGTTAGTTTGATCGGACATTTTTGATGGTTAACGGTTGATGAAAAAATTTTGTAGAAGTTGAGAAATCACTTTTTTATTTTTTGTTATAAATTAAAATTAACGTTTCCAATCCCATGTTTCATTTGGGACCCCCAATCAATTCAGGATGTTTAATATATTCTTTAATTTCCTCTTCAGAAAAATTATTCCTGGAAAAAAAATCTTTTACAATCATCATTGTTTGATCTCTTATTTGATCTCTTGTTACTTTTGGCCATGACAATTCATTTTGGTCTCTAAAAATCATCATTGTTTGATCTCTTGTTACTTTTGGCCATGACCATTCATTTTGGTCTCTAAAAATCGGTTTGGTTTCTTCTTCTGGATATATTTGAGTGATTTTGTTGCCCATATTTTATATGAATATTTATAAATATATCAATTTTTTTTATCAAATTGACAAAGAATCAATCAAAAACTCAGTCAAATCTGGAAAGATCTTATTATCGTATCCAGCTTTTGGATACATCTTTTTGATCTTAAAAGTCATTTTCTTTTTAGTTCCAATAATTTTCAAGTTATTCTTTTTGAATGTTAGAGATAAATGTATTTTACAATCTCCAATTCTCGTGATCATTACATTAAGGAATCTATTCTTGATATAACTTGTGTAAATAATATCAACTTCAATGTCACCATTTTTTTGTATTGTGTTGTACATAATTTGGAAAAGTCTTAGTTTGTTTTCCTCATAACTGATTTTTCTTATTTTTTTTGATATTGTTTGTGTATGCGTCGAGATAGTCTCCAGTTTTGCCTTTGTAAAAGGTATTTTAATGTTTGGATTTACTTCTTCTTTCAGATACAGAAATTTCAACAGGTAGTGAACAACAATATCTGATAAACGTCGCAACGGTGATGTGAAATGAGAATATTTCTCAATTCCTATCAAATCGTGACCAGCTGAACTACCCTTATATTCAGCCTTAATTCCATGTCTAACAATATCGTTTAGCAACTCTTCTCCACTTACAGTGAGCTTCGTAGCATCACAAATACGAAAAATACCACAATTATTGAACTGTTCATAAAGATAATTCCCAATGTAAGAGTTAGCATAAATTGCAAATTGTGCAATCATGTTCTTCATCTTGAAAATCTCAACGGTATCAGTTTTGAATTGTGGTTCTGAATCTATGTAGCATATTGTTGAAACTGGTCTTGTATTTAATAGTTTTCCAACATTGTCGTTTGCGTGGTAAATAGCGTTCGCTATTTTGACACTCATTTGAAATGTTTTGTATAGTTTGTGTCGAGGTTTACTTAAAATTTCGCTTGCTTTTTTGTAGCTGAAAGCGTTTTTTTTTGAAACAAAAATGTTGCAAAATTTTATTTGGACTGTTTCGAATATTGGCAAGTATGTTTTCTTGTCAACATTTACGAACAGTGATATGCTTTTTTTTGTTTCTGAAACTCTTGACGTCATCAAACTAATCTGTTTGACAATTTCATTAGGCAACATGTGAATAGGTCGCCTATTTGTTGGATAATATGTGGTTCCCCTGTTTACAATATCTCCCCATAATTTGGAATCAAGATTGATATAATCTGACGGATCAGCTATATGAATAACTAATGTCATATCTTTACCATTATCGAAAACTGAAAACGCATCATCTGCATCTTCACAACCGTTGGGGTCAATTGAATAAACTGAACCATTGAAATTGAATCGATGGTTTTCTGGGATTTTGTAAATATTTTTTTTTGAAAAATTACTATTTAACATACGTGTGTCCACTTTTTCATCACGATTTTCACCATATCGTTTACTAATTTCCTCTATTTTTGAGGCAAAATATTCATCATACATAATTGAGATATACAAATAAAAAATCACAAAATTAAAAATTCATTTTTTTAAATTTTTATCAAAAAAAAAATGAAAAAAAAAATAGTTGATACATGTCATTCAATAAATAATTATGTCAGTTAGTAGAAATGTATTTAAAAATATTAAGATGTATTGTTCCCGTACAAAAGTAGGATATGCTATAACACATTCTTTCAATGATAAACATAATATTCCAACTCAAAAACAGTTGAAAAAACATGTAACTGCATGGTGTGATGCTAATTTGTCTCCAGATTCAGAAATCAACAAACGTAAAAAGTTGCCCGTATATATACATAATCCGGAATGGCTTAGTGGTTTGAAGGTAGATATACCGAAGACAATTGGTGATGTTGGTGATCTTATTTACCAAGATGTTAATGATAGGTTGTCATTTCCAACATCTTTTAATATTTTTAGACAATGTGATGAAAAATATACGGTAGTTGTTGAAAATGATATTAATCGAGATAATTGGAATTTTTCTTGGAGAGTTCAAGAAGTGAATGATATTCTTGATGCTATAATGTATATTGGGAATAATTGGGGATCCAGTACAAGTAATTCATTGTGTTCAAGACTTTTGAGAAACAAACTTTTAGAAAAAATAGATGATTATACTTTTGCTCCAGTTAGTAAAAAAAAAATAGTTTTGCCATCAGATAGTGACCAATATATTGTAGATTTGCGAAAATGTTCTGATAATGATAAAAATATCATGAATATACTTGACAATTCACAAGATATGTGGAAAGAAAAATATGACAAGATTAAATGTTAATGTTTTTTGACAACACTTTTTTTTAAAAAAGTGCAAAAAGTGAAAAATTATTTTCACAAAAAGTTTTGGGAAGTCATCAACCATAATGGTTATGTCTATATTCAAAAGATATAGTAGGGACGTTATTAAACAAAATAATGATATTTTTAATGATGGATTATATTTCCCCACCAAATCAAATATTGTGACATACACTAAAAAATTAGACAAAATTCTGTTTGATTGGATACAAGAAGTTATTGAACGCAGTTTAAAAAAAAATACATATTTTATAAATAATGGTTATTCTGAAGACGAACTCAAAAAAATCAATGAATGGGTAATCCGTTGTACAAAAGAAATGATATATAATGTTATCAGATCTCATTATAATTTTGTTCATCCTAAAGTACTTCGGGCTATTGGCTTGACTTGTTTGGGATTGTCATATAAGATACTTTTTGGCTATGATTCTTGTTATAATGATGTTATTGATGTCTCAAATCAATATCAAAAAGGTGGTGAAGAAAGTAAAAAACGTCTTCAGAAACTTGAACTTAATGTTTTTAAAAAAGAAGGTTATAATGTTGCCAAGAAAACGAGGAGAAGAATTGGCGATATTCATGATTATATAGATGAGTGGCAAGATTTGAATTCAATATTTAACTTAAAAGATTAATAATTTTTTACAAACAATGAAATATTACTACCCAATATTTAAGGAGTATGATTCTTTATTAAATGATGAAGAAATTAAGAAGATTTATGATATATTTCAATTTGATGAAAGTCAATTTAAGGTTGCTGAGATTCGTGATAGAGTGACGAATGAGAATAAGGAGGATAAGGATACAAGACAGTGTAAGGAGATTTATATTGATGATAAGGAGAAGATTCAACAAGTTTCTGAGTTAATTACGCCGAAATTGAATAGTCAACTTGATGATAATTATGTTTTTAATGTTGCTTTAACAAATATGAGGATAATTGAGTATGAAGTTGGAGATTTTTTTGCGAAACATACGGATTTTGTTCATGTTGATAGTAATATGTTCAAGTCTTATTCCCTTTTGATTTGTTTGGATGAGTGTGAAGAGGGTGGAGAAACTGTTTTATATGTAAGTGATGAGTTTACACATTATTCAAGTTATACATCTAAGAAGAGGGGTGGTGGATTAATTTTTCCAAAACAAACGGTTCATGAGGGTAATCCTATTAAGAAGGGTAAGAAGAGAATTTTGTTTTTGAGTTATGATTGTTTTCCTTCTGAGAAAGATTATGTAGTTGTTCAAGCTGGAAAACTTTTTATTATACCAAGTGAACTTCTTATTGATAACCCTTGTACAATAACTGATTTTTATTTGGCTAATAAACAGGAAGGTAAACATATTTATTATTATGATGAGGATGTGTTGACAAGTGATGAGTTTGATGTGTTTTATCAGGATCTTTTTGATAAGTCAAAGTTTGATTTTGGTAGATTTGAAGAGTTCAAGGATAAGATGGAGCATTTGTGTTATAGGTTTAGAAATGCTGAGAGTTATTCTATTGAGAATGATAGTTGTTATGAGGTTTTTAATAAGGAGTTTATGGAAATTATTAAGAGTACACAATTAAAACCTAATCAAGCGTTTTTTAAGGTAAAAGTTCATTCAATTATGTCGAATAGTATTGTGGAATATGTTTATTTGAATGATAAGTTTATTTTTTGTAATCCAAATGTGGTTATGAATACTCATGAATTTGAATATATACATAGTTATAAAAATTCATTTTCAAGATTTATCAATGGATATGGGGAAGATAATGAGGGTAGACATTGTGATATATGCGAAACAGGATGGGAATATCCATATTTTCATGTAAATCCAGGAGAAGAGTATTTGGAAATGTTTGGTAATAATTATGGGGAAGATTGTAGTGATTTATGTATGAATTGTACGAATAAATGTTATAAACATTATTTGGATAATTTTGTTATGGATGATGAATATGTAATTGATAATTATATAGATAGTGAAAAAAGGGATATTTATAGAAAAGTTTATGATTTTTGTATTGAACATAAATTAGATATTGATGATAAAAATGTAAATGAAAAATTTTTGAATGATATTATTGAGAATGGAATGTATGATATAGATTTTGAGAAATATGATTTTTATAATGGTTTATATGCAGCTAAAGACGTTTTTAATAAAATCAAAAATATTAAGGAAATTTATAAAATGTACTGTGAACATTTTGAGAAAGCAAAGAATGAATCAAATATTGGTGTTAATATTGAATTTTCAGAAAGGGGTGGAGCAATAGATTATGATACAAATGAAATGGTTGATATTAATAAAAAAACAAAGGTTGATGATAAGTTTATGAATTTTTACAAATGTTATTCTGATACAACAGAACAAAACCAGCAAACTCCTGATGAGAAATTATTGGAGAGGTTTAATCATTTTGAGTTTATTTCAAAGATTATATATGATGAGAATTTTACTAGTGTTGAACAAGACACTGGTTATATTTATTGTTCAAAGAGTGAAAGAGGTGTTGAGTATCAAGAGGTTATAAGAGAGGGTATTGTTGATTTGAGTAAGTTTCAAATTTAGCTTAAAAAATTGGTTAAATGATTGTTTATTAAAATGAGTGATTTATTGGATAAATTAACATGTGAGATTAAGCAATATAAGGATTGTTCTGATGATGAAAGAGGAAAGATTTTGAAGTTATTGCGGATTGCTTTTGGCCCAGATAATGATCCTTATTTGTTGCAGAGTACTACCCTAGTTATTTTTTATTATAAAAGTCATGTTGTTGCGGTTGTTTCTGGAATGGAGAATTATGATTTGGTGAAACACAATGATACATTT